AGTTTTGGGCCCAGTAAACCAATTTCATCCAGTCGGCGTGTTCGACTGAGCGGTTTGGGTTGTCCCTTCGCGGAGATCCCTTCCGTTTCAGGACGACTCCGTGGACGAAGCCGGACCGGGACTGCGAGGCCACTCGGTGCTCCATGGCCTCCTTGCGGATCTCCTCGATGCGCTCCTTCGTGACGGGCTCCTGGATGACCAGTCCGACGTTCTCCGTCCCCACACCGACCAGCTCCTCCAGGATAGCCCGGCGTTCTTCAAGGGTCTTCGCCCCGACCGACTTTCCATCCTGTGCCATGACGTCCCAGAAGGTGAGCGAACACACGACGTTCCTGTCATGAGTCCAGGACCCGCGGCTCGTCGGAGTCCACAGCTCTCCGTCAAGGACCGTTCCCGCTGGCAGCTTTAGCGACTCCAGCTGAGGTCGAAGGTTGTTCGGAACGGGAATCTCCACCTTCTGGCGGGTGAAGAGCTTGAACCCTCCCTCCTCGACAATGAGAAGGGCTCGATACCCGTCGTACTTCTTTTCGAGCACGTAGTCGTCGAGGTTGAGGCTCCCCAGCAGCGACTCGTTGATCTTCATCGGCTTGAACGGGAAAATCCAGAACCCCATGCCGATTGTACTCGGACCCGTGTCGGACTTACATAAACTGTTCATCCGGCGGTGTGGTTGGAGGTGGCGGTCATGGCCGTGTCGATCACCCTTGCCGAGTTCGAGGCTAAGAACCGGCTGAACGCTCTCGTCATAGGCGAGGTTGCCCACCTCGTCTACGGCCCGAACCCAACCGACGAGCAGTTCAACGCTGTCGCGGCGGAGATGTGTGATACGCTCCACTCGGACATCGCCAGGCTTGCGTGCGACATACGGGACGAGGCCGACCGAATGTCACGTCGAGCCTTCTAATGCCTCATCCAAAGCGATGGACCTTTTCGCCATATGCGCTCGCGTCGCCGCGGAAGAGCAAACGGGCGTGGTCAGGAAGACCCCGGGAAAGGGCTATTGCGTCAAGTCCGAGAAAAACCCGGACTGGAGCGGCGGATGTTACCCGACGAAGGGTGAGGCCGACAAGCGGCTGGAGCAGGTCGAGGCCGCGAAGCACGCGAAGGCGTCCTCCGGCCTTTCCGCGGCCGAGGCGGAGTTCGTCGCGTCCTACTGCGATATGATCCTCTCCTCAGAGCCCCCGAGTGCGTTTCGGCTCGAAATCCTGCACGACCTTCTCTCCTCCTACAACTCCGGTTCGGAGTAAGGTCCCGCATGTCGACGACGTTCAAGCGCGGTCAGGAGCTCTCCCGCTCGAACGGGCTCAACATCTTCTTGAAGGCGCGCGACGGCTCCCCGAAGAACTCGGCCGAGATCTCCTACGATCTTTTCGACTTCACGACGGGCTGCGAGGTCCTGCTTCCACCCCAGGGCCGCAAGCCGGTCAATCCGGCCATCGGAGAGTACTACGCGTCGTTCATCGTCCCGCTCGACGCGAACATAGGCAGGTATCGGATACGCTGGTACTTCCGTGAGTACGTCGGGTCGCCGCAGGCGACGGTCCTCCAGGAGTTCGGCGTCGTCCAGGACGCGACCCAGGTCGTGTCGCTGCCCGGAATAACCCCCATCGAGCTCGATCTCGTCCGCGGCATCCGGGTGCTCCTCCGCGACAACAACCCGGCGAGGAACTACCACTTCATCCCGCCGTCCGGCGAGGAGTCGGTCAACCAGTTCACTCGCGTCTTCGGGTTCCTCTGGGAGGACGCGGAGCTGCTCGAGTTCCTTCGAGTCTCCAACGACTCCATCAACATGTACCCGCCGCAGACGTTCTACCAGGACCTCAACGCGCTCATCACGCAGCACCGGAGCTGGAGGACCCTCCTTTTGACGGGCGCGATGGTCTACGCCATCCAGGCCCTCGCCCTGAACTGGGTCGCCGACGAGTTCACATACTCTATCGGCGGGGTTTCGCTTGACATTGAGAAGAGCTCAAAGTACCAGTCGATGGCCTCGGACGCCGATGCCCGGTTCAAAGAGTTCGTCGTGGCGGCGAAGGAGACCGTGAAGGTCATCCGGGGCCTCAAGCAGTCCAAGTTCGGGGTCGGCATCCGCAGCAGCTTCGGCCCGTCAGTCGGCCGCGGAGCGCTCACGCCCAGGAGGTTCCTCGGAATATGAGGCTTGACCTTTACAGAATAGCCGCGCGCGTTGCCGCATACGACTTCAAGACGAAGATGAAGATCAACATGCTCGCGATCGAGGAAATCTCCCGTGCGGTCGGCACGGACGACCACGACGCGGTCGCGGTCCACATCATGGAGTCCCCCGTCCACGGAGCGATCCAGGCCCTCGCGGACGCCATTCACGACGAGGCCGCCAAGATCGGCAAGGACCTCGGCCTCAAGGCCGGTTAGGCTTTTCGTCCGGAGCCTGGAACGTGGACTTTAGCCGCATAGCCTCCCAGGTCGCCTCCTTGAACGTCGAGGCCGCCCGCAAGAAGACCCGGAGCAAGAAGAAGGCTCCGAAGGCGAAGGCGAAGGCGAAGAGCAAGTCCGTTCTCGCCCCGCCCACAGAGTGGGCGTGTAGGATGGAGCTCTCCGTGGAGGTGGAGTTCGAGGGGGAGACCTCGAAGTCCGCCCTGGTCAAAAAGCTCAAGTCGGAAGTGTCGGCCATGCTGGAGTCCGCGGTGAAAATCACCGCCCGGGATCTCAAGCTGAAGCCGTCGGACGTGCGCGTCCGCCCCACGTCCTTCGACTGCGTCATCGCGTCCAGCGACTATGACTCCCGCGACGGCGGCGACCACGACTACGACGACTGAGGTGCTCGGTACCGTCCGGGCATGCAAATAAAGCGCGCCCCCATCAAGCCTCAGGACTACGACAAGGTCGTCCACATCGACCAGTCCGCCACGCACTGGGCCCTGGAGCATTCCAGGCACGCCGCAGCGTCACAAGATGCCCTGTCGACCTTCCGGGACCTCACCTCGGCCAAGAACAAGGTCGTGACCGAGCTGTGCAAGGCGGCCGGCTTCGGGATGGAAAGGGTCGTCCAGGCACGCCTGGTCAAGGACGGGGAGGACGTCTTCGTGGAGGTCGCCGTCCAGGACGAGCCCGTTGACGGAGTACCGGACGCCCCCGCCGAGGCCGCCCCCGCCGAGGCCGCGGCGCCAGCCTCTTGATTGGACCTCCAAGTGAGGTCCCGAAATGCCGTTCCCGCCGGACAGGCCGCCCCACATACTCGAGCAACAGTATCCGGCCGCCCCACACCCTCCTCTCAACTTCTCCGTACAGTCCGGGCTTGAAAAGGGCGTCATCGACCTCCGGTGGACTTCCCCGGCGGCGATATCCTCGAACACGAAGTTCGACCTTGTTGGGGTGAACGTCTACAGGAGCTTCGACTCGGAGTTCGGCCCGTACTTCCGGATGAACTCTCTTCCCGTGGGGTCGACGTTCTGGAGAGACCGGACGACCGTGTCCGTCGCCCTTCGCGAGGACGTGTCCAAAAAATTCGTCTCGCGCGGGGACACGGACCCGTCCAGAACCTGGGTTTTCCGGACGGCCAACAGCCCCATAGTCCTCGACCCGGTCATCGGAGGGACAGAGTGCACGGACCTCAACGTTTATGTGACCGTGAACGGCGTCCGGGCCTGGATCCGCCGGATCGTGGCTTATCTCGGGGAGGTTGAGCTCGAGCCGTTTCCGACGTTCGACGTTGCATCCCAGCAGCAGTTCCCGGCCGTCCTCCCCTTGAACGAGTCGGACGTCGTCCTGGCGACGTACAGGTATGTCTCCAAGAAGGTCCGCACGGACCTTGGGCAGCGCATCTTCTACCGCATCACGACGGTCGCGCGCGACCGGGAAACCGGACAGCTCATGGAGACCGCCCTGGACCGGGCTGCCCAGGGCAACAACCAGCAGACGGAGACACTCGACTGGATTTGGCGTGAGGCCGTCCGCCGCAACCGCTTCCTTCTCCATCAGGGAGGCGAGCGCGTGAAGGTGTTCATACGGCGCGACGTCGGTCCGAGGTGCGGGTGCAGCTCCGACCTCCACAAACAGCCGTCCTCGGACTGCCTCGTCTGCTATGGGACTGGAGTTATCGGCGGGTACGACGGCCCATATGACCTCATCGTCGCGCCGGACGACGCGGAGCGCAAGAAGGCCCAGAACAACCGTGGCCGTACTCTCGAACACTCCTATGAGTCGTGGACCGGGCCGAGCCCCCTCCTCTCCCAGAGGGACTTTGTCGTAAAGCTCAACGGCGACAGGTACGGCGTCGGGCCCGTCCGCATGCCGACCGCCCGCGGGATGCAGCTTCAACAGTTCTTCAACCTGTCCCACCTCGACGAGCAGGACATTCGCTCCAAGGTTCCGGTCCTCGACACGGCCGTCATGGAGTCTCCGCGGACGAGGTACGCCCCTCCCGGCACGGGCGTCGCTCAGCCCATGGTCACCGAGCGCAAGGCAATCCCTGACGAGCGCGAGTTCCGGGGAAACACCGTCGCGTTTGAGAACGCTCATCGTCGCTGAACATGGCGTACGACATTGCCACGACCCTGAACGCCTCGATGTTGAGGATCGTCGACGCCGTGATCGACGCTATAGCTGTCGACGGCGTTACGGCGTTGAAGCACGTCCTTGACGACGCGGGATTTTCAAAGTCGGAGGCCCTCAAGGACTATGAGGTCTACGCCCATGTAAGCGGAAGGACGATCACCTTTGAAATTCTCGTCCCGAAGGACGCTTTCGACACCAATGACGCGGACACCAAGGACGCCCTTAGTAAAGCACGTGATGACTCTGAAGACGCCGACCACGACCCTGGCGTACGCACGTACGGGTTCCAGCCGACTTCGAAGCCGGGTCGCTTGACCGGCCGGCGCGACGCCCGGCGCGACGCCCGGAAGTCGGTGTGGGATGGACGGCGTGATGCCCGGAAACCGCCGAAGACCCTCAACAGCCGCGCGAAGACAGCCCAGACTCGCCTGATAGAGCACGAGGCCGCCCTCCACTCTCCGAGGTCCATGAAGGTCAGTAGGGAGGGCAAGGTCTCCCTGAAGATGACGAAGACAGTGGAGGACACTCCGGAGGGCGGCGTTCGCATGCCGAAGGGTAAGTTTCAGGGCGTTATTGGGAAGTTCATGGAGAGCCTCGAGAAGGTCATGGTCGAAAACTTCGTCCCTGAGCTTGAGGAACTCCTCGCGAGGCGTCTGAGTTGATGCTCTACAAGATAACCAACCTGCTCTCCACGAGCCTGACTGTGGAGGACCTCGGAATTCTCCTGCCTGCGAAGGGCTCTTGCACTGTCCGCGCTGACTCCTGGGCACAATCGAACGACGCCCGAAGCCTCGAGGCCAAGAGGTGGGTCCGGGCGGACAAGCAGTACGTTCAGGGCCAGCCTCCTTCCTCCGTCATGTCCGTTCGCCAACCCCCGTCGGCCCTGGTCCCTCAGGACCCGTCTCCCCCGGTCTCGCAGTCGAGAATCGACACGCCGGCCGTGTCCGGCGTTCCGGTGTCCCAGGAGTCCTTCGACAGGTTCCTCAAGAACCAGGAGGAGCTCATGAGGATGATGACGGGGCTCGCGGGGGCCGTCCCGGCGGGAATGGACCAGATCAACAAGTCGATCCAGGCCATGCCCGCTCCGGCCGTCGTTCCATACAGGCCAGGCTCCGTCCAGGCTCACGAGTACTCTCCCTCGGCCCGCGGGGCCGATCCGATGTTCATACCCACGAAGATCGTCCCGGACGACGCGCAGGCGAACATCAAGGTTCAGGAGGGGGAGGTGCAGACCGACGTGGGCTCGAGCGTCGACGCCCTCCGGAAGATGCGCAAGAAGCCCTGACGCCGGGTAGGGTATTCTGTCGTAAGACAGATACGGAGACTTTCAAATGAGCAAATTGCCGGAGGATTGCGGAGTGGGCCTGGACTGCGGGACGATGAACTTTGTCTCCGCTAGGCGATCTGGGAAGAAGGTCACCACGGCCCGCGTCCGGGATGCGTTCATCGATCTGCCCCCTGAGCACAAGCGCATGCTGAAGCTCTCGAACACGGCCTTCGCCGAGGTGGACGGAAAGCTCATCGTCGTCGGGGACGACGCGCTGAACACCGCCAACCTTCTCAACCGGGAGGCCCGCCGTCCGCTCCAGGGCGGCCTCATCTCCGCCGGCGAGCTCGACGCCCAGACGATCATCTCTCTCATGATGAAGCAGATTCTCGGCGAGCCGAAGAAGCCCGGGGAAAAATGCTGCTATTCGGTTCCGTCCGCCGCGGTCGACGTCGGGGGTTCGGACGTGACATACCACGCCGCGATCCTCGGGAAGATCGTCAAGGAGCTCGGCTACGACGCTGAGCCCGCGAACGAGGCCCTCGCCATCATCTTCTCCGAGTGCACGGCCGAGAACTTCTGCGGTCTCGGCATCTCTTATGGTTCGGGCATGACGAACGTCTGCCTGGCGTTCAACGCCATGTCGGCCCTCGAGTTCTCTCTTGGCCGCGGGGGTGACTGGATCGACAATGGCGCTGCCAAGGCCGTCGGGTCCACGAAGGCCAAGATGTGCTCTCTCAAGGAGTCGGGCATCGACATTACGAAGCCGAAGGATCGGAGTGAGGAGGCCATAGCCCTCTTTGTGTCGACCCTCATCGACTACACGATCGACAACATCATAGCCCAGTTCGTGAAGGTCAAGAGTGAGCTTCTCGTCCCCAAGCCCATCCCGATCATCGTCTCCGGCGGCACCTCCCTAGCCGGCGGGTTCCTCGAAAAGTTCCAGGAACGTTTCGAAGAGAAGCGCGACCGTTTTCCCATCCAGATCTCAGAGGTCAGGCCTGCCGGAGACCCTATGACGGCCGTCGCCACCGGGCTTCTCGTGCTGAGCCAAATGGAGGACTGACGTTTACGAATATTGGTCTGGTAGAGTGTCCATATGGAACTCCGCTGGACAATATATCGCCACATACATACGGAGACTGGTCGCTGCTACATCGGGTTGACAAAGCTCACGATGATGAAGCGATGGAACCAGCACTTGAAGAACGCGAAGACAAGAATAGGGCGCGGATGTGCTCATTTCTGGAACGCGATCCGCAAGTACGGGAAAGACGCGTTCAACCACAAGGTCCTCGAGGTCTGTTCTTCACTTGAGGAGGCGAACGAGGCGGAGAAAGACTGGATCAGGTCTTTCTCTTCTTGGGTTCCGCAGTTTGGGTTTAATTTAATGAAGGGTGGCACTGCCACCTCATCGAACTCCTTGACTACTCGGGAGAAGCTTTCGGCGGCCACCAAAAAGAGTATGACTTCAGACCGACGTGCTTACCTATCTTCTTTACGTAAGGGTAAACCTCTTAGTGAAGAAACCCGGGCGAAGATCAGCGCGTCTGCGAAGAAAAACGGTGAGAGCATTGCAGCCCGTAATCGTTCTCGCAGTCCTGAAATGATCTCCAAGTTTGTGATGGCTGGTTTACGTGCAAAGACTCCTGAAGTGGTGAAGAAAATCGCGGACGCCAATCGCGGGAAGCGTCTTTCACCGGAAAGAAAAGAGAAGCTTCTTGAAGCTGCCAGAAACATGAGTGAAGAGGCTAGAGAACGGATGGGAAATTCCTTCAAAGGAAGAACTCATTCCGACGAAGTTCGTCAAAAGATCTCCGAAGCCACCCATCGTCAACTCAGGGGACCCGACGGGTGTTACTCGAAAGAGGACTAGTCCTTCTATCGGGGCCCCCGGTAAAGGAGGCAATCCATGCCCTACTATAAGGGAGTTTACTTCGAGCAGGCTTTCCATCGTGAGGAAGACCTCCACGCCCACAATGCGGCCACTCCCTCTGGAGACCCCGCAGCCCCGGCCCCGGCCCCGGCCCCCTCCGAACCCGACTTTGCCGTCTCCGTGCCGGACCGTGAGCCGGTCGACATGGTCGTGACGGTGGAGTCGGATCCATTCCCTTCCTTCGTACCAGAGCCAGAGCCGGAGACGCAGCCCGCTCCCCTCCCCGAGGACGTAGAAGGCGCGGCGACTCCCGCCGAGACCCCGGATGGGAAGAAAAAGAAGACAAGCCGTAGCGTCAAAGGCTGATGAAGGTCTGGCTGATCAATGCCACTAAGAAGAGGGTGATCAAGGAGCTTCGCAAGATCCTCTATGATCACCCAAGGTACAGATCTGACTCGGAGAACGTCACTAACAAGTACTCGTTCGAAGAGCGCCCGCAGCGTGGAATAATCGTCAACAGCGCTTCGGCGGACCGCGTGCGGCTGTCCGCCGACAACTACGTCGGGCGCCTGTCTTCCTTCTGCATGCTCGCTCCCGTGGAGAACGCTCCTGGGACGACGATAGAATGGGTGCGGGAGAATTTCAACGTCCTCGAGCGGGTTTCCCCGAGGAGGGACGTGTTTCCCGCACCGTCCGGCGTCTATAACATCCTGGTGAATTCCGTTCCGGACGAGGCGCGGAAGGTTCCTGGAGAGTTCGTCGTTGAGCCTCTCCTCACGGAGATCAACGAGCCTCTCATCACCTTCACGAGCTCCGGGGATAAGGAGGCGCAAATATCAAGGCGCAACCTTTACCCGGGGTCCGTTCGTCTTTGGCTGGACGGCCGCCGCGCGCTGGTCCCCGGAACTGACTTCATCACCGACTATGAGACCGGTGAGGTCACCTTCCTGAAGGAGACTCCGACAGGCGGTGTGATCTATGCTGACTATCGCTATGTCATGCCGACCCAGGGTCCGTTCCACTACGAGCGAGAGCAGGTGAATCTGGACGCTGTACCGGGCGTCGTCATCGCCTTCGGCGACCGGCCGCAAGAGTGCGACAAGCAGTGTGTGGTCGTCACGGACGAGCGGACGGACGTGGCCGAGGTCTACGGCGGGAAGTATGAGGTCGCGTTTGAACTCATCGTGTTCGCCCGCGACGCTGAGGATCGCGAGAAGCTCGCGGACTATGTGATCGTGAAGGTCCTCGAAATTCAGAACTCCCTTGGGTTCGAGGGCTTGGAGCTCCTCGACATCGCCCCCGGCGGCGAGAATGAGGAGGTATATAACTCTGACACGGACGAGTATTACTACGAGACGACCGTCTCGCTCTCCCTTCGCGTCGACTGGGAGGTGTACGTGCCTCTGCCGATAACCGTCATCCGTGCGGAGAACACCTCTCGCGCTGCGGAGGTCGAGCATGGGTACCTTGACGGGAGCTATCCGCTTGACCTTCTCCGGTCGACGGGTCAGCTTGGGGCCGCCGGGGTCGGCGTATCTATCGGGCGGGACCTCACTTACGAGCGAGTCCGTTAGTAAGGTTCGGCAGGTGAACCTTGCCGACCTTTGAGTACTTTTGTGACGACTGTGATGCCGAGTTCGAAGAGCTTCTCCTGAAGAAGGAGGAGATCCAGGAGTACTTCGACCATCACCCGTGCCCGAACTGCAAGAACAGGGCGGAGCGCATCCGCGTTTCCTCCTTCAGCTTCAAGTTTGCCGGAGGGGTCGACAAGGGGGCCGGCAGCGGCGTTCACGGGAACAGCGGGGTGCACGATCTTGACTATCCGGTTGTTGACAAGGCGGTCGGCCGGTCGGCTGAGGTCAAGTGGGGTGAATATAACGCCCGCAAGGAAGCTCGCGACAAGGTGCGCCGGGAGGCCGGGACGAACGCAGTGTCCCAGGCCGGGGACACAATAGCCCCTGCCGACGCCAGCACGATTCGCGACCGTGAGAAGGCTCTGAAGCTGCTCGACAAGGCGAAGAAGTCCGCCCCGAAGACATCCGAGTAGGCCCCTCCAATAGGCTCTTCATGCGGCGTGCAGGGTTGAAGTGACCCTTCACGTAGACGCATACGCATACCCCACACTGCTCTAGAGAAGAGACGCATACCGGTATTTAGACTTCTGCTCACTGAAGGGAGCTAACATGGGCATCGGACCTTTTACGACCTACGCACCTCCGGGCGTCTACGCGCAGACCGTTGTCGAGCCGGCGGTTGGCCTGCTCCTTGGGGGCCTCCGGGTCCCGGTCCTGATCGGCGTGGGCAAAGAGTCTCTCTCCCAGACGAACTTCGAGATGATCCGCGGATCCTCGAGCGTCGCGGATACACCGATCTTCGGCGAGGACGCCCAAGGTCGTTGGATTTCCGGTGGAACCGTCCAAAGCCCGATCCTCGGGAACCAGGACGGAAACAAATCGAAGTTCAAGGTCCGCAATTATCCGATCGTCGACGGCCAAGGCCGTGGCTCGGCTACCTACGACGCGAGCAAGGTCTCGGTCTCCGTTAACGGAGCCCCCGTCGTCGTCGCGGCCATCGACGGTCCGAACGGACTCGTCTCGCTCCTCGTGCCTCCGGCTGAGGACGACAAGGTCACGATCAACTACTTCTTCCACCGCAAGGATACACGGATCACCGACGACGTGTCGGCCCAGATCACCGACGGTCCGGCCATCCTCGTCGCTCCGAAGACGGAGACTTACGCGGTCACCCTCGGCTCGAACGACAAGCTCGACATCACGCTCGACGACACGGTCCCCGTGACGATCGTCCTGACGTCGGGCGTCACGCGGACCGCCACGGACGTCGCCAACGACGTGAACGCCGCGAACGTCCCGGGTCTCACAGCCTCGGTGCACATCGACAACGAGGGGCTCGCCCACGTCCAGCTGATCGCCCTCGGAAACATCCTCGTCGGTAGCGGCGGCGCGAACGGAGTCCTCGGCTTCAATGCGGGCGACTACACCGCTCGCACGCAGTCATTCCGCGTGTTCAACGGCCCCGTGGTCGATGGCTCTGATGGTGGCATCACGACGACAGACCCGTCCAAGGTGACGGTGACGGTGAACGGGACCCAAGTCCTCGCCAAGTCGGTCGACGGTTCCCAGCGCCTCGTCGGCCTTCCCTTCGCGCCGAAGAGTGGCTCGAAGGTCCTCATCACCTACTACTTCAACACGTTCCAGGATACGTTCGACTACCTCCCGAACAGCAACATCATCACGGTCGGGAACGTCGGCATTGCGCCCGGCCGCCGCGACTTCCTCAACGGTCCGGACTTCATCGTCGTCAACGACGGCGACCAGTCCAAGATCCAATGGGGGACGGCCTTTCAGGTCCAGGCCGGCGACAAGACCGGGTCCGCGTCCTTTGACTCCACCCAGATCGTCGGCATGCTGGTCGACGACAGGATCTTCGGCGCTCCCTGCGCCAGGTTCGTCGACACGACCACGAGCACTGTCTCCACGACCAAGTTCCTCCTTCCGGAGGTCCCCACCAGCGGAAACGGTCGCGATACGCCCCTCGGCCAGGCGACTTACACCACCATCACGAACGGTCGCCTTGACCTTCCGACGAACCGCCCGGACCTCGTCACGGTCTACGTCGGCAAGACCTGGCGGGACGCTTCATCCCGCCCTCCGGTCAAGGTCCTCGAGGTCGACAGCTCCACGAACATCGTGACGCTCGCCACCCCCGTGTCGGCCGAGTACAGGGCGTTCGCGACGTTCTGGTACAACCGGATCACGGACGACACCTTCACCCTCTCGGTCCTCACGCCCGGTTCGTCCGGCACCGGAAGCTACTCGATCGCGTCCGCGCTCAGCGGGGCCCTGGTCTTCGGAGCCAAGTTTGGCGTTAAAGCCTCCCTTCCGCAAACCATCCAGTGGCCCTCCGGTACCGAGAGCCTTCCGGACGCCATTCACACCGGCGCCGGAAACCCCGTCGCTGAGACCGTCACCGTCACCTTCAACACGGCCCTCGACCCGGCGACCCACGCCTCCTTCTCCAACCAGAAGCAGGAGCCGTACGACATCTACCAGGCGACCCGCATCTTCGGCGGGATGATCATCGACGGGAACCCCGCGGTCTCCGTCGACCTTTCGCTGCAGTACAAGGCGGTCCTTCTCTCCAGCGGCGTGACTGAGCCCCTGTCGATGCTCTCGACGGACCGCCTCGTCCTCAACGTCGACGGCGTGAACCTCATACCCGTCAACATGACCGGCCTGACGACCCTTGCCGCCGTCGCTGCGGCCGTCAACGCGGTCATCGACGCTGACGTCCAGGTCCACGCGGATGGGTCGGTGACCTTCGCCGCGACGGCCCCCAACAACCTCGTGTCAGTCGTGACGTACGGGCTCCAGAAGATCCTCTCGATCAAGGCCCGGAGCCTCCCCTCGTTCACGAACGGCCTCGTCTCGAGCGTCCTCATCATGTCGCCCACGGCGGCCGGCGAGACGGACGCCTCCGGAAAGGTCGGCCTCGAGCCGAACCAGGCGGCCACGGGCTCGTACAACGCGATCAATCAGGTGGCGACCCTCGTCGGCACCCAGACCGGTCCGTTCAACATCTCCACGGGCGTCAACGACTCGTTCCAGCTCAACGTCGACGGCAAGGACGTTACGACCACCCTCCCGGGCGGCACGGCGGTCCTCCTCCAGGACGTCGTTACGTCGATCAACGACTCGTACATCGCCCTCGCCTCCACGGCCGACATCGCGACCTACACGGCCGACGTGATCGCCCTGGCGAACGAGATCCGTAGCGACTACAACCTCCACCGCGTCTCAACGGCCTACCACGTGGCGGCCGACGGGACCAACTCTGTCGTCCTTCCTGCCGCCGTCACCCTCGCCGACGCCCAGGCCCTTCTCAACGACATCAAGGCGAAGTATAACGCCCACCTCTCTCAGGGCGGCGTCCACCAGCTCAGCGACACGTCCAACGCCGTCGCCACCGGGAACGCGACCAACCTCCAGTCGGCCGTTGTCCTCGCGAACGACCTCAAGGAGTTCTACAACTCCCACCTCGTCCAGATTGGTGTCCACGGCTTCGACGACACGGTCGACACGCTGACCCCGGCCCTCCCTCCGGTCGTCAACACCGACTGCTACCCGATCCTCAACGACATCAAGGCGAAGCTCAACGCTCACTTCTTGCTGGCCGGCGTTCACATCATCAACGATGTGACGGACACGATCACGGCGCCCGCCGCCTTCTCCCAGCTCACGGGTGAGGCCCTCGCGAACGACATCAAGACGAAGCTCAACGTCCACCTTGCCTCCACGAACTACCACTTCGTGGCGGACACGACCAACGTCATCACGTCGGTCGCCGCCTCCAGCCCGGCGTCCCTCGTCGCCCTGACGGCGGAGCTCCAGGTCAAGTACCCAGTCCACCTGGCGCAGACCCAGGGCCCGTACCACGTCCACGGCACGAAGGACGCTGTGAACCAGGCGACCACGTCTATGACGGAGCTCGTGGCTCGTACTGGCGCCGGTATCAACGCTGGGAAGCTGGTACTCACCTCACGCCTCAACAACGCCTTGTCCTCCCTGAATGTCAAGTCGACTAGCACGGCGAACGACGTCCTCGGCTTCGTCTCCGGCGGTTCGGCCCAGCGCAAGCAGCCGACGGCCTCCGATATCGCCAACGCCCTCAATGCCAACGCGTCCTTCCAGGCCGTCGGCGTGTCGTACCGCGTCGCATCTCCCGGCCTCGGCGGGTTCCTCCGCATCGACTCCCTCACGACGGGCAACCTATCGACTGTGGCGTTCTCGAACGTCTCGAACACGGCCTTCGTCACGGACACGAAGCTCGGAATCGTTCCGGGTACCTCGGGTGATGTCGGCGAGAACGCCCAGGCGGGCTTCTCCGTCTCCTCCTCCCAGGGCCTTCTGGGCTCTCACGGCACCGGGTTCCCGGGCCAGACGTACACGGATGTCACGACGGGACTCCGGTTCACCGTCCTCAAGGCGGTCGCAGGCGACTACGCCAGTGGTGGAAACTTCACCCTCGTAGTCGGTCAGTCGTTCATCACGGACGCCTCGATCCCGATCAAGGCCATCTCAGGCGTCGAGATCACGGTGTTCAACACCAACAACATGAACCCGGGGACGACGGCGCTCGTCAGCACGTACGCCCGTTCGGGGACGGAGCCGGCCATCGGCGACGTTTACTACGTCTCCTACGACTACGCCAAGACGGACCTCTCCACGCAGCTCTTCCGGGAGATCAAGAAGATCCAGCAGAACTTCGGCTCCCCGACGCCGGATAACCCGCTCTCGCTGGCCGCCCGCATCTGCCTCCTCAACGGCGCCATCCTCATCGGCCTCAAGCAGGTCCTGAGGGCGGAGGGGTCCTCGCAAGCCGGCGGCGGGTCGTTCATCGCGGCCATCGACGAGCAGCGCAAGCCCATCCAGGGATCGGTCAAGCCGGACGTCATCGTCCCGCTCGCCACCGATCCGACGATCTTCTCCTCCCTGAACCAGCACTGCGTGTTCATGAGCACGCCGCGCCAGGAGGGTGAGCGGATCGGCGTTGTGGGCGTCGCCGCGGGGACCAATCCGCTCGGCGTCCAGGCCATCGCCAAGGGGCTCAACTCCGAGCTGATGCTCGTGTCTTACCCCGACACGTACGTCCTCTCGGTCTCGGACGACCAGGGCAACCTGACCGACCAGCTCGTCGACAGCTCATACATGGCCGCGGCGCTCGCCGGAACCCTGACGAACTCCGCGTTCGACGTGGCCACTCCGCTCACCCGGCGCTCCATCGTTGGCTTCAAGCGGCTCGGGCGCCTGCTCGACCCGACGGAGGCCAACCAGGTCGCCGTCGCCGGAGTCTCGATCATCGAGCAGGTCGACACCGGAATGCGCGTCCGCCACGGCCTGACGACGAACGTCGACACGGTCATCACGCGCACGCCGTCCGTCACACTGACCATCCACTACGTCCAGCAGACGATGCGGAAGGTCCTCGACCCGTACATTGGCCAGAAGCTCACGGGCTCCCTGATCAAGTCGGTCGAGAACTCGATGGTCGGCGCCTTCTCGCAGCTCGTCGACCAGCAGATCGTGCAGAAGGCCACGGGCATCGAGGTCACGGTCGACGACAACGACCCGACCATCCTCCGGGCGTCGGCCATCTACGTCCCGGTCTTCCCGCTCGAGTATATAGTGGTCACTCTTTCCGTACGCATCCGCGCGTAATCAACTGGTGCCAGTTGGCGCCGTTCGAAACCGTCGGTCTTCAGGCTTCGGCTGCAGAGATCGACGGTTTCCGCGTATTTGGGATCCGACGTTGTGACCTATCCACTCTCCGAATAGGCCGAGGTCGTGGGCCTGTTTCACGTACGGGACTAAGAACTGCCATGCCACGGTCGGCATGTCCCGTTTGAGACAGTTACAACGAATGCAACATGGGACGCAGTTCTCTAGGGAATGCCCCCTGGAGTTATCGACGCGGTCCACTCCGACTTTGCCATCATTTTGTCCGCAGTAATGGCACGCCTGAACCATCAGGTGTCGAAGGTCTTCCCTAGTGATGACTGTGGCGAGGCCATTTTCCCTGTCTCCCCGGCGGCAGTTGTTAAGCATGTACCTATCCCGATTGTCTCGGTGGTACTTACGTGTCCTCCCGTCCTGACACCTCCGACATTCCGTCCTTGTCAGGGTGAGGACCTTTCCGTTTCGTTGCTTCTGTTTGTAGCTGTAGAACTCGGACTTGGGCTTCGGGTCTCCGCCGCAAAGCCGGCAGACGCGCGTCTCGTCGTCTCTCATCCGGGACCGTACATCCGAGTAAATCGGCGGATGTACTCCAGTCTCAACGCTCTCCTGTACCGTCTTGGCGCTGAATGGACATCAGACGGTCGTACCTTCCCGGCTTTGAAAGGACCAATCGGGACATCCTGGACTCGATTGACCTCCTTCGCCGCACCGACCTCGGGAGGCCCGGGAAGAGCTCTGTTGGCGGATGGCACAGTCACGACCTCAGCACCGCGGTCCTTCCCGGGTTCGACGCACTGTCCGCCTTCCTTCGAAAGGAAGTCGGCGGTTTTGACGAGCTATGGGCTATCGTCAACGGGAAGGGGCATTTCAACCGCCAGCACAAGCACAACCCGGGCCGGGTCTCAGCCGCATACTATATCCAAGTCCCCCGCCCGGCCGCGGCCATCGTCTTTCCCGGCGTTCGAGGCCGACGCATAGAGCCGGAGCCAGGGCTCCTCCTCACCTTTGACGGGAGCCTTACCCACAGCGTCGAGGTGAACGAGTCGGACGGGCTTCGCGTCTCCATATCGTGCAATTTCCTTGTGAGCTCCCGGTCTTTTTTCAGGACCTAGATCCCGTTCGCCCTGGCTGTACTTTCGGTCATGACCTCAAGACCGAAAGTCCCGGGTGACGGAAAGCTGCGCGAGGAGACGGCCGTGGCTGGAGATGCTGTGGAGGCCGACGCCCGTGCCCTCGTGTCCGCCCACGCGGAGGGCCCTCCGGAAGCGTTCCGAAGCGCCCTCGCCAAGTTCAAAAACTCTCTCCAGAAGTACGTCAACCTGATGGGCGACAAGGCCCGCCGCGGCCAGAAGATAGTCACCTCCCAGGCCGAAATCGACCGGTGGGACCGCGTCTCCGCCGACGTCCACGGCCTGATGCCGAGCCCGTACCCCGAGCTGATGGCCGAACTGGACCCCTTCGACGGCGCCATAGCCTTTCGGCTTCGCGGTTGTCGCCGTCACATGGTGGCCGCGAACAAGACCCAGAGAGGAAAGTCATGTCACGCGGAGAAATGATCGATATTACAGAATGGAGTCGGTGTAACGGCCCGGCTGGATTGAGGCCAGCTCTCCGACCGTGTGGTGCGGATCGAACACGCGGGCGTCTCGCCATTTGAAGCTCTCCATAAGCTCATGCTCGAGGATCATCTTGGCGGCGGCAAAGGCCGTTTTCACAACCCCTGAGACGGTCACGTCCAGTGGGACCTCCCACCAGCGACCGAACCCTTTCTTGATCTCCCTCGTCTCCCTGTCCGGCCGCATGAACGTGGTCCGGAGGCGGTAGCTGCAGCCCACCATTTGCGGTCTCCCCGGCAGCGGGTTCTCGGCGTCCATCCTGTAGACGACTTCCACCTCCCACTCCCATCCCATGTCCACGCACGACGGCGCGAACGAGAGTTGGGACAGGGTCTTCCGAACGTCCTCGGCCGAGCCCATGGCGGGCTCCTCGACGTTCACGATTCGGATATGATCATAATCCTTTTGGTCCGTCATGGACTGGATTACACCAGGCCATGACGGACCTCCAGGTCAGTTCGCGCCGCGTCGGCGCGGGCGCTGCGGGTGACGATCGCGGTCCTTGACGAAGACTCCCTCGAAGTCCTCCTTCTTGTCGGACGTCCCCTCGAGGTCGTATTCCTCGGAGATCGTCGTCCCGAGCCACGCCTGGAGCGCCATGGACTGAATCCCGGCCGAACGGTGGGTGGCGACCTCGCTGGCGAGGTTGATGAGGTCGTAGACCTTGCACTTTGCCGGCAGGAGCCGGAGCTTCTTCTCCGTGATGGCGTCGAAGTTCGCCACGCCGTACTGGCCATAGATGTCCCCGACGACCTTCTCGTACGCCTTCAGGATGAGGCTTCCCTTGTCGTCGATCCTCCGGACGGTCTGGAACAGCTTTCGGCACTCCCAGAGCGACGCGGGGGAGGACTGTGCGGCCTGGAACCGCTGGCGGACGGCGCTGTAACCCTCGTCCGAGTCGAAGCTCTCCAGGGCACGGCCGATGGCGTACCCGGGGTCGTCGCCGAGGGTGATGTCGTTCCGGAAGGCCGGGGCGTACGCCACGTTGCCGTTGGAGCAGACCTGGCGGAGCAGCGACAGGTAGATCGACGGCTTGCCGTACCCGTCGAGCGGGGTCTCGACGACGAAGCGGTTCGCGAACATATCGGGGCCGATGCTCATGTTGCGCTCGCCGGACGGCGGGACGTAGGTGCTGAGGACCACGCCGCGGGCGTACTGCACGTCGGAGCCGCGGTACTTGCGCGCGATCTCCATGAAGGACTCGGGCCGGACGACCGGGCTCTTCGGGTTCGAGACCGCGAAGGCGAGCTTGCTCTCCGGATCGAGGCAGAAGCGAAGCTCCGTGTCCGGCTTCCGCTCGCAGATGCGGTCGAGGACCTCCTGGTGGTTGAAGTACCGGAAGACGGACTCGGAGAGGCCGAACCGGGCCATGAACGAGTTCCAGAACCGCTGCGTCGTCTCGAAGGACTGGCCTCCGACCTTGAGCATGGCTCGGAGCGGCTGCTTTTCGCTGCCGATGGCCGTCATCTTGGCCTTCTCCAGGCGGGCGATCTTGTACTCCAGCGGGGCGATCTCCTTGGAGGTGCTGTGGCCGAGGCGGCTCTGATGTGACACGTGGACCTGAGGATTCTCTTCTGACATCGTCTGTCTCCTGGTATCTGGGGGAGGGGGATCCCCGGGATTATACACTACGCGAGCGCCTCTTGGATTTACGCTTCAGCATGAACGCCGGCAGGGCAGAGTCCGCGTGGACCACCTGCCGGGCGTAATGGCGTGCGGTCGCTTCGATGTTCTCGTTCTTCGTAAGGGACCGGAACTCGTCCCCGACCTGCACCCACGCGCTCTTCGCCCGCGCCGTCTTGACGAACGGGTGTCGAGTGTCCTGGCACTGGACTATCTGCTTGAAGAGGTGGTCTTCATGCTTCCTGAGGACCCTCCCTCCCATCTGGACCGCCGGAAGCCGGGACGACGGACGGATGAAGACGGTCTTCATGTCGTCCGCGTCGAACCCTTCGGATAGAATGCTCATGGACACCAACACCTGGACCTTCCCCTTCCGGAAGGCGTCAATCTGCGCCTCGCGGTCGGACCCGCCCCACACGACCTCGTTGCTTACCTTCGCAGCGGTGAGCAGCTCTGACGCCCTGTCGCAGTCGCTCTTTGTGAGGAAGAACACGACCGACTTCCCCCACTTGCCCCGGTCGGCCTTGAAGAGGTTGGCGATAGCCTCCGGAGAGTACTTCGGGATGGTGTAATGATCGTACTCGGACAGCCATCCCTCCTGAATGAGGGTGTGGATTCCTACGTCCCGGACGACGCGCTCGAACGCGAGCTGAGCGTGGTCCGACCTGTACGGCGTGGCCGACAGACCGATGACCTTCTTCGGACGGATCATCGCGTGGATGTGCGCCATGCTCGTCGTGCTGTCGTGCTGCGCCTCGTCCACGATCAGCCAGTCCACGTCCGTCGGGGGTTCGGCGTCGAACATGGAGATGAAGCGCATGTTCGGAATGCTGAACCCGAAGTGGTCCTTCATCGATGCCGCCTGCGTCAGCAGATTGCGGCGCATGGCGACGAACCCGACGCGCTGCCCATGCGCCGCACCCCACTGCGCGATGGCGAGGGCCATGACCGTCTTTCCGGACCCTGTGGGGGCCTCGATCAGGACTGACTTTGCGGCGTCGGGGACCCGGCTATCCCTCGCCTGCCACGTCCCGTCCATCATCGAAAGGACCTTTCGGCAGATTCTCTCCTGATATTCCCTCGCCTGCGCGCTCGTCCCGGTGAAGAGGCTTTCCATGTCCGAGCGTACGATCCTCACATGATCGATTTACACTTCGACATGGAGACGGCCGACCCGGACGACGTCCTCGCCCTTTGCCTTCTTGCGAGCCACCCTCGGGTCAACCTTCGGCTGGTGACCGTCCATCCCGGAGGGTGGGACCAGATTGCCGTCGTCAAGCATGTTCTCAAGCTGGTGCAAGCCGACCATGTGGCGGTCGGCGGGTCCATGAATCCGAGTCCGAAGAGGCATGTATCGCAGTTTCATTACGACTGGCTCGGCCCACTCGAAGACTCATCACCGCTGATGGACTCGGCCTCCATGATAGCCGATCAGTGTCGACGTTCGGGACTGTGCCTTGTGACCGGGGCCGCCTTGACGAACGTTTACAACGGCTATCTCAAGAGCGGCGGCGCGACCATGTATAAGGAGTGGACTTGCCAGGGCGGTTTTGCCGGGGATAACGTCGTCCCTGAAGAGCATAGACTCGAGAAGTTCCGCGGCAAGATCACGTGCCCGACGTTCAACCTTAACGGGAACACTCCGGCGGCGAAGGAGCTCCTAGGTCACCTTCGAATGGGGAAGACGCGCATGGTCTCCAAGAACGTTTGTCACGGCTTCCGCTATGATCAGGATATGCACGCGAGCGTCCCGTCCGGAGCTCACCGTGGCCTGGACCTCATGCGCGAGGGGATGGACTGCTACTTCGGCAAGCACCCGGACGGGAAGGCCCTCCATGACGTCCTCGCTGCCGTCCTCGCCATAGACCCTCGCGCTGGAACCTGGGCCTCTGTTATTCCCATCCGGGAGCGAGGAGAGTGGGGATCATGGCCGGTCCCGGAGTCTGCTCTCGGGGCCGTGAAGGTCCTCATATCCGCCGACCGAGAGAAGGTCCTCGAGACCATGGCCTCATAGGCCTTGAACCTTCTTCTTGATTATCTTCTTCATTCGTTCTTTCCAGTCGGCCGGACGCTGCTCTTCATGCCATTCTGCCGACCGAGGGGTCTCCGGGGCTGGCTCGGACTGGAGTGTCTTCAAGCGCACGTGACTTTCCGGCTCCGTACGTGACTTTCCCGGCATTGGTGATCCGTCTGTGACCAGGAAGCACGTCTGTGGGTGCCTGTAGACGCCTTTCGGTGGGACGCACTTTATCATGGACATGCCGACGTAGTGCTCTTCCCAGAGCGGCATTTCCACCGACGCTTCGGCCAGCTCCAATATTTCCTTTCTCGTGCCGGCCTCGGCTACGATGCTCGACGGCGCCTTTCGGAGCTTGACGAACACCCACTTTCCGTCCCGGCACTGGACGGCGTCGCGCTCAAACGGGAGCTCGCTCTGGTAGATAAGGCCATCAGGCGGATCCATACCCGTAGCGCCTTATTACAACTGTACAATTGTGAAGACACTGCCCCTACAGTTTCTAAAGGACAACGGGCTGCTGTTCGAAGTCAACAGGACCATCCTGCATCCGCTTGGGCTTACGCTCCAGGTCGGTTCTGACGGGACGGCCGAGCTTTTGCAGACAGACGACCCATCCGGTATGACCTTCACCTCCGATACCTTCCAGGACGGGGAGTCGAGGCTCATGGAGTATATGATCCGCGAGGGTAGCTCGAAGCTGGCGTCACGGAAGGCTTTCCTCCAGTACGTCGAGCAGGTTGATCCGGATCAGAGCGACCCGGACGACCGTTCCCCTCCTGATGGTAGTGTCGGTTAGGCTTTCACTAGCCCATATCTGACATGAAGGGCCTTCTGAAAAGGACTGCGTCGTACCTTGGAAAGCTCCAAGAACAAGAGTATGGCGTCACGCCCGTCCTCTCAGGCGCCGTTAACTATCTGGTCGACAGTTATTTCGCCAAGATTGACGCCCGGATGGCCGCGATGGACCGTGGCCCGGAGATCCCGTACGACCCGGTCGGGTACCTTAAGGAGCTCTGGCTCGGCTGCGAGATTCACCAGGCGGTCACGCTGAACGAGAAGCGCCCGGCCTGGATGAAGGGACAGATGGCGTACGCCTTCTGGTGCCTCTTCACCGGCGACTCTTCCACGTACGATGCTGTCCCTTTCATCGACTCTTACGCCTTCAAGGAGGCGGTCAAGGGCGTCTACGCGCTCCGCATCCAGTCCGCCATGCTCCCGATCGCGCTCGGGGAGTCGATGAAGCTTCCGGTCTTCGGGACGTTCTTCGTGAAGGACCGCGGAACTGGCCAGCAGGTCCTCGTCAACGTCGACTTCGTCCACGACGACCCCTTCAGCTGCAACCTGACGGTCATGTCGAGTCCCGGCAGCGCGGCAGCGGCGGAGAACTTCCTGGCAGCGCTCGCCCAGTCGCTCGTCGCGAACGATATATACCATCGTCAATGCCTCACGTTCACGAAGGGGTACCTCGACTTCACGGCCGTCACGAAGACGTCCTGGGGCGGGATCATCCTCAAACCCCAGATCAAGGACGTGATACGCCAGAACACGGTGTCCGTCCTCAACAACATGGAGGCGCTGGCGAGCATCAACCTGTGCCCGAACAGGAACACGCTCCTCATCTCGCCGCCCGGCATGGCGAAGACGAGCATCTTCCGCGCGATCTCCCACGAGCTCGAGCAGCAGATGACGCGCATTTGGTGCACCGGAAAGTCCATCGAGTACGCCGAGCACGTCACCGCCCTCTTCTCCGCGGCTCGCTCCCTCGCTCCCTGCATTCTCTTCATTGAGGACATGGACCTCTTCGGGGCGGACCGGAGCTCGGGGCTTTCGAGCCAGTCCGTGCTCAACGAGTTCTTGGCCTGCCTTGACGGCGCGCAGGAGAACTTCGGCGTCGTGGTCGTGGCCTCGACGAACGACTTCAGCTGCATGGACGAGGCTCTTGTCAACCGCCCCGGGCGCTTCGACGTGAAGGTGGAGATCCCGTTCCCCGACGAGGAGGAGCGCCACAAGATGCTCGTCACGTTCTTCGACTCCTACAAGTCCGGGCCCGACGCGTCCGTGACTCCGGAGATCTGGAAGAACGTCATCGGGATGACGGACGGCTTTACGGGCGCCTACATGCGCGATGTGGCCAAGAGCTGCGTCATTCGCGCGGTCGACTCCGGCTGTTTTGACGGGGTTTGCGCCACGTTCTCGGCGGACCACCTCATCGCCGCGGCAGAACAGTCCATGCGCAACTACCAGCTGGGTAAGCGGGCCAAGAAGCACCATGTCGACCTGGAGGCCTCCGTCGAGGGTCTCTTGAAGGCCGGCTGATCGATAAGCTGTTGATATACTTCGTGAGAAGAGGACCCCGATGAACAACCACGCTCAGGTCAAGAAGGTCATTGCCGCCGTCAAAAGGCTCGCCGAGACTGATCCCCAGTCCGAGGCCGTGTCCCGGACGGTGGACGTTCTTCAGGCCGAAGCCCAGCTTCTCGGGGGCGGGGTCGAGAAGCCCAGCGGCTTCAAGGGGAGCTTCGGGGAGAACTCGAACAAGCAGGACACGGACTTCCTGAAGGAGCAGATCAAGAAGCTCCATTCGGCGGCCGTCGTCCCGGCGGCGCGCTATCAGCGCATCCTCGCCATCACGGCGGGCCTTCACCGGGCCCTCCAGGCGGCAGAGAAGCCGCAATTCGCCGGACTCCGTCCGCGCATCGCCAAGATCGCCGAGCACGTGGCCGGCGTCTTCGCCGAGGTGGACACCGTCGCGGACCTCGACAAAGATCTCGAGGCCATCGAGAAGGCGGTCCACGGCCTCTACGGCGACCAGAGCAAGAACGCAACGTTCTACTTCGACCGCCGCGGCAAGGGCCACCACACCAAGTCCGAAGGTGGCTGAGGCCAGCCCCTCGCTGACGCCCGGGATCGCGTGGCACCTTGATCCCCAGGGCCAGTGGAAGACAGAGAAGCTGCCTCCGGACGTCCTCTCCGGCGCCAAGTTCTCCGGCTTCCTGACCGTCGAGGGGTACCGTGCTTCCGTCTTTGAGACGCCCGAAGGCGACCAGTGGGCTCAAAAGAGCACTGGGACGCCCTCGACGGCGTCTTCAGCTGTTTTTAATCTACGATCATCCAGGAGGACTCAAATGGGACCCAAGCAGACCGCCGAACATCTTCGCCAGATCGCCTCGAAGCTCGACAAGTCGTCGACGCCGAACAAGGCCCTCGTCATCCGCGACCTCAAGTTCGTCCTCGCGAACATGGCAAACGTGGGCGAGCAGGAGCAGCAGGAGCAGCAGTCCCAGCAACAGGGCTACGGACAGCAGGAGCAGCAGGGACAGCAGGAGCAGCAGGCACTCCCGCAGTCGGGCACCGGCAAGACCATGCTTACCAAGATGCTCGCCGACGCTCAGAAGGCGCTCGACTCCGGCGATGAGGCCAAGTTCAAGGGTCTTCTCGAAAAGCTCACGCAGCACGCCTGAGCCGCATGGGCCTCTCATCCGTCAGGCTTCTTCGTATCTCGATGATCGTGGCCGGACTCATTCGCATTGCGAAGGGTCAGGCGCGCGTAGAGATACCATATGCCCGCGGGACGGATATGTGGAAGCTCGAGAAGTCGGGCAAGTTTCCTGGCGCGTCGAAGGAAGCTGTCGTCGACATCGTCAAAAAGCACGGCGGGAAGCACCCGAAGTACGAGGAGGATGGGCTCGTCTTCGACGTCCCGGCCGATAAGGCCGAGTCCGCGCTCGAAGACATCAAGAACCTGTCCGGAATTGACAAGGCGTTCGGCAAGCTCTTCGACTCCAAGAAGGGTATGCACTGGGAGCGCGACAAGGGCGCGAAGGATAAGCCCGTCACTGTCGACAAGAAAGTCGACCCGAAGCTCGAGAAGAAGTCGGAGAAGTGGGAGCGCGACCAGGAGAAGAAGCTCGAGAAGAAAGAGAAGGCCAAGAAGCCGGAGAATGACAAACCGGACGAGAAGCCGGAAAGGCTTTTGCCGGACGATCCCGCTGACGACTGGAACGAGCTTGGAGACGCGTTCGGTGTCCCTCCGCGCGGTCGGCTTAGGAAAACTCCCGAGGACGACCGTCCGGCGAGACCGTCCAAGAAGCTGATCAAGGACGAAAAGCCTGCGGGAAAGGCTGAACCGAAGCCCGAGAAGCAGGAAGCGCCTAAGGCCGGGGCGCCGAAGGGGAGCCCTTCCGGAGATTCGCAGAAGCCGGAGTCGTCGGGCCGCCGCCGCCCAGGACCTCCTCCGAAACCAAAGTTCATGAAGTCCCTCGACAGGATGTCCCAGGTCGTCCAGAACTCTGAAGACCAGTCGGAGATCGTCGAGGCCGTCGAGGACTTTCTGGACGGAATCCGCTACGACAGCTGGCCCGAGACGGGGTGACCGCACCCACGCCGTTGAGTCATTTATTGAGTCTTTGATGTGAGGGACTAGATATGGCACGAGACGCAGATGTTGGCCAGATCTACCGCAAGGGCTCATCGCCCAACACGAGAATCGCGATCTCCCAGAAGAACCGCGTCTTCTCGAAGCCCTTCGGCACCGGTGCCCCCACCGAGAAGCAGATCGGCGTCCTGTCGACTTTCGACCAGTCCGAGAGCCGCGCGGTCGACCCCGTGCGTGCGGTCGGGTTTGGCGACCGCGTCGTCGAGCTCGTCCCCGGCGTCACGGAGCCCATGGCCCTGACGCTCAACCGGACGCTCATGTACACGGCCGGCATCATCCAGGAGCTCGGCTATAAGGGCGGCATCGACGGCCTCGTCCGTTCGCTCCGCCAGCACAAGTGGCCGTTCGACATCCGCTCCGAGCTGGTCTTCTCCGAGCTGGTCACGGCCCGCGACGCCGCCGCTATCTCCATCAAGCGCACGGGCACCGACGACCCGAACTTCGCCATGGTGACGTTCTTCGAGGCCTGCTGGATCAACTCCTACAGCGTCTCGTTCCCGTCCGACTCGGCCATCGTCATGGAGGACTGCGCCGCTACGGCCACCGACGTGACCGACGGCTTCAGCCTCTACGGCAACTCCGAGGACACGTACGGCGACCTTCTGAACTCGGGCAACAACCCGATCCTCAAGCCCGGCTCCGGCTCGCGCATCTTCGCCGTCTGACCAGGTCCCTGACACCCTCACGGCCGGGTTCCCTTAGGGACCTGGCCGTATTGGTATCGTGTCCCCATGGACGCCGACTTCATATCCGAGCTCGACAGCGCTATAACATCGCTCGGCACCGACAAGGTGTGGGAGCGGACCGTCGGTGGGATAAAGTTCCTGCTGTCCCCGGTCTCCTATGAGGCCCAGGGAAAGATAAACGAGGCTATGGTGAGTCAGGAGGCCGGCTCCAACTCCCTCAACGAGGCCAAGCGCATCACCTTGGCATACGCTATCGTCGGCGTCGGCAAGCACGACCTTCGCGAATACCGCAACTCCGGTCCGAGCTTCCCCGCGACAAACCGTGATGGGAAGAAGGTGTCGGTCACTCTCGACAAGTACATATACGAGAAGAGCCAAAAGTGGGGCGGCCAGCTCGTGGATGACCTTTTCAGTGTCTACGCTGACCTCATGGAGTCGTTCCAGAAGGAAAACCTTCAGGAGATCCGCTTCGAGAATTCGAAAAGCCCTGTGGAGGAGATGGTCGAGCTCATGGCGCGAGTCGCCGAGATTCGAGATCAGCTTCACTTGCCGCAGCTCGTGGACCCCGAAGAGGATGACTCGAAGCCGAAGGCGAGAGTTCCGGATCCGAACGAAGGAGAGGAGCAGTCGGCGGTCGGTCCTGACTTCGATCCCTTCAAGGCTGTCGCCCATGGGGAGCCGGCGAGGAGAGTCGTGCGCTCTGTTTCCGTCCCCGTCCCGGACTCTCCCCCGCCCCCGCCCCCGCCCCCGCCCCCGCAATCAGATCCCTCTCCGGTCGATCTCGACATCGTTCCGACCGCCCCGACCGCCAGCTCTCCGCAGACACCTCACGTCCCGCGCTTTGTCTCCGGGGAGGTGATAGAAGAGCGCGGGGAAACCCGGCCTCCGGTTCAGCCGCCCGCCATTGACCGGCCGCCCGCCACGAGCATCAACCCAAGGTTCGCCCGGCCCTCCAGGTGACCATGTCGACGGAGAAGCCGCAGCCGAGCGCCCGGCGTCGCGTCGAGATCCGTGTCCCGGAGACATACAAGAAGATCGACGAGACCGTCTGGGAGGAGCTTGAAAAGTACCTCTTTTGCGGTTTCCTGACGAGCGTTTCGACGGTCGTCGGTCAGCCTTTCGTGTTCAAGTCCATGAACCATAACGAGCTCCGCCTCGTCGAGTTCATGAAGCCTGGTCGGGCTTCTGTCCCGGAAGCCCGCTCGTTCTTTCGGACGGCCTTCATCGCCCATTCCATCTTCTTCGTGAACGGTCAGAACGCGCTCTTCGACAGACCCCGCCACATCGGAAGGCTTGTCAAGACTGTGTCGAAGATCCCCGCCCCTGTCCAGGAGAAGATCCTATCCAGCCTCTCGTCCCTGAACGAGCGGGCTTCCAACCTATATCCTCTCGTCGAGATATACGTCTACGAGAACCGTTCTCGCTTCAAGTGGCTGCACACCAAAGGCTCCCCCATCCACTCTGGTCTTCACACCGGTATCCCGGGAACAGACGAGCTTGGCATGAACCTGTGCCAGCAGACCTGGACTTCCTTGTCCCGCATGATCGAGAACCGTGAGGAGATGGAGAGGGACTGGTCGAACGCCAAGTTCATAGGTGGGTGCTTCGCCGGAAAGGGCGTGAAGGCCATCGAAGAACGCGACCGTGGACGTCTCGAGACGGAGCGTGTCGAGAGGGAGGAGCTTAAGCTCAAAGTCCTCTTCCGTTATCTGAATCGCGGAACGGACAACAAAGAACCGGAGGAGACCATCACCCTTCCGGACGGACGGAAGGCGTCCGTCGCTAAGAAGTTCAAAGCGGAGAGCGCTGAGGAGCTGGCTGAGGAGCTGTCCGCGGCCCTTTCAGGCGAGAAGGACTATCACGACCTCGTGATCGAGCGAAAGCGCGCGGAGTACCAGGAGAGGGCCAAGACGATAGAGCTTCAGAAGAACTCCTACCTTCGGCGCCCTGAGATGGAAGCGAGAGGGCCGTCGATCGGAGGGGGTGGTTCGAGGATACTCGGGGGACGCGCTGCTGCGGACGCCTACATGAAGCGCATGGATGCCCTTCGCCTTGACCAGGCAGAGTCCGCCCAGCGTCAGATGGTCGAGGGCGCTAAACAGAGTTCCGATGAGGGGGAGGATGGTGGGGCTTAGCCCTGAGGTGTCATGGCCAAAGAGAACATAAGCATCAAGACCATGATCACGCCGGTCCTCGACCAGCGTGCGACGACCAACGTTATACGGGACCTGGAGAAGATCGCCAAGAAGGGCAGCGCGGTCAACTTCACGAAGACGATCAAGCAGGCCAACCTCAACGTCAAGGCCATAAACGAGATCTCGAAGGCCGCGGAGGCCTTCTCGAAGAACCTTAGCTCGGCCGCCAACGCGTCCCTCGGCAAGCTGAAGGAGCTCGGCAAGAAGCTCTCTGAGGCGAAGCAGGAGGCCAAGGCCCTCGAGAGCGCTTACGCGGCGGAGTCTGACGACACCAAGAAGGGGGACATTCAGAAGAAGCTCTCGGACCTCTCGTCCGTCATGGGCGACCTGAACAAGCAGATCAACGCCCAGAAGGGGACGCTGAAAAGCTACACGTCCGAGATAAAGCGCGCGTCGGTCGCACAGAAGAAGGGCATCGACAAGCTCAACGAGATGGCGTCCTTCAGCGGGAAGGACATGTTCAAGGGCGTCGGAGATGGGCTCATCAGGGCCGTCTCCGGGGACATTAAGGGCGGTCTGGCCGGGATGCTCTCCTCCATCTCCAAGGGCGCGGCCGGGAAGACGGCCCGCGGGGTTCAGGAGAAGGGTGACGCTGCAGGCGGTGCCAAGGGCGCCGAGAAGATGGCAGGCGCCGGGGAGATGATGGGGAAGGCCGCCACGGGCCTATCGATGGCCGTCGCCGGCCTCGCCGCCCTTGCGAAGTTCATCAACAAGGCCTCCGGGGCGATGGCCGACCTCAACAAGAAGATGCTTGAGGGGACGGGGTTTGCCAAGGATATTGGCGTTTCCGGCGCCGACTACGCCAAGTCCCTGAAGAACATGCGCGAGGCGGCGATGGACGCCCACGGCGCCCTTATCAAGTTCGGCGGAAGCTCCGAGACCGCTATGGCCGCCGCCGGGGCGTTCGCCCGGGAGTCCACCGGCTCAATCGTCCAGGCCGAGGCGATGATCAAGGACATGGGCGGCAAGGACCTCCAGCAGGGGATGTTCGAGCTCGCCAAGAACGCCCAGGTCTACGGGAAGGCCCTCGGAATGGAGGCCACCGAGGTGGCCGGCTTCATGGGCCAGATGGTGAGCGAGATAGGCATCTCGCACCAGAACGTGTCGAAGGTGATGGCGGACGTGGTGAAGCAGGCCTCCCAGGCCGGCATTCCGGTGAACAAGTTCATGGCGATCTTCAAGGACGCCATTCCAGAGCTCGACATGTTCACCAATCGCATTGAGGAGGTGACGGGCGTCGTCAAGATGATGAGCAAGACGATGGACCCCCGGCAGCTCAAGGACTTCATGAAGGCCTTCGGGAAGGGCTTCGACCAGATGGACTTCAAGCAGCGCTTGAAGATGGTCCTGGTCGTCGGCCCCGGCAAGATGGGCAAGATCATGGAGAAGGACTTTGCTCGCTCTACGGAGTCCATGGCGGGCCAGCTTGGCGACCTTGGTGACGAGTTCAAGCAGGCCATGTCCGGCAAGGGGCCCACGAAGGATATAACGAAGGACATAGCCGCGATCTCCGCTAAGGCGGCGGCTGCCGGAATCGATCCGACGAAGATCTCTGCGATGCAGGACCTTGCGCGAAGTAAAAAACTCGGGGCGTCCGGAGACCCTCTCAAGATGGCCACGGGCATGAAGGGCATGGGTATGCTCGGCCGCATGGAGGCCTTGGAAGCCCACGCTGGTGCTTTTACCGGTGGGGATCTTACAGGCCTCGGCGAGCATGTCGCGAAGCAGCTCGGAATATCGGAGCAGGAGCTGAAGGCCATCCAAAAGCTCAAGGACAACATGGCGGTGAACACCGCCTCCGTCAGGAAGACGGGCCGCACGTCGAGCGTGTCCATAAACACCAACCTGAAGAAGATCTTGAAGCAGGAGGGCAAGCTCAAGGACGACTCGGACGAGACGTTCGAGAGCACCATGAAGGGCCTGACCGACGGCGACATTCAGGAGAAGATCAAGCTCGCATCCACAATGCAGATGGCGGAGGACAAGGAGAACGCCCAGAGTGCGGACGAGATCGCTCAACAGCAGGTCATTGCGACGACTTCGCTTGGTGACAAGATGGAGAACGTTCTCGCCTTCCTGCTCGAGAAGATCTATTACGCGATGGACTCGGTCCTGTCGGAGCTCAACGGGATCTTCTCGTGGATGAGTGGTGGTGAGGCGGAGAAGAAGTCTGTCGCCGCCATCAACGCGATGCGCGACGACGCCAAGAAGTCCTTCGCCGGGAACGACGCCGCGTACGCCAAGTTTTCAGGCGATATGGACGCTGTCCAGCGTGCAGTCGCGTCGGGTAAGGACTCCAAGGACCTTGCTAATCAGTTTGGTGACAAGCTCATGGGCCTCGGGTTCGGGAAGGTCACCGACGCGAAGACCGGTGAAAGGCACTGGGACTGGGAAAAGGAGACTAAGGTGCGCGGTCAGATGGCGACGGCCGGTCTTAGCCGTGAGGACATCGACAAGTTCGTCAATTCATATAAGGAAGGCAAAATTGTAGAGACGGACAAGCTGCTCAAAGGTATGGACACCGACAAAATGGTGAAGCTACTTGGTGAGCTTAGCAAGGATCAGGCTACTGACGCGAAGGGCCTCGGTCGCGGGACGGCCGCAAATGAGGCCGGCGTTCTGCATGCGAAGCAGCGGACGGGAGGGACTGATCTCGACAAGAGGACGGCCGACCTCTACGGCAAGGGAGTCGGCGACGCCGCCGCCGCGAAGATTGCGCAGGAGACAGGTCAGCCCGCCCCTCCGAAGTCTGGAGCCGCCGTGCCGAAGCCCGGAGATCCAGGGTTTATCGGACCTCCTGCGCCTCCGAAAGCCGGACTCACTCCCGAGCAGGTCGCTGCGATAAAGAAGGTCGCTGCCGACGCGGCTGCCGGGCCGGCAGCTACCATCGGCGCTCCCGCCGCGGGCCCGGGCCCGGGCCCGGGCCCAAAGCCTGCCGACGTGAAGCTCGCCAACGTTGCTGCCCAGGATTCTACGAAGATTCAAGAAGAGCATGCGAAGACTGCCGACGCGGCTCTTTCCCAGGATGAGGACATCTACAGGGGCATAAACGACACGCTTTCGCTCTTCAAGAAGGGCATTAAGTATGAACAAAGCTGGCTGACCACGAAATACTCGAACGTCCTGAAGGATGCCACCTTGGAATCGTTCCGTACGGCCCTCTTCGAATTCGCCATGCTCACTGAATGGGACAAAGTCAGTCAATGGGGTAAGGACCTTGGGGAAAAGAACATGAAGCCTTCGTCCGGATCTGATTTTTTGAAACAGACCGGGAAATGGGCCCAGGAAGTCTCTCCAGCCAAGTACGGGTTTGCGACTGGTGGATCGGTCGACTATGACCAGATGGCTAGGGTCCACAAGGGCGAGATGGTCGTCCCGAAGGGCGGCATGCTCGTCAAGGGGGGCGAGGGCAGCGGTGGGAAGATCGTGAACGTGAACGCCACTATCAACGTCCAGACCGACGCGGATCCGAAGCAGATTGCGGCGGCCGTCCACGAGCTCTACAGGGCGCACTGATGGCTCAGATACGGGCGATTCCGAATCCGAGGGTCGAGAACGGGTATAACTACGAGGCCCGCCGCGGCCGGCCCATGCTTTTCCAGGTCATGCGGCCGGACTCCATGCAGCCTCTATATACGACGTTCCTCGCCCTACACGTGAACCCCCGCTCTATCGACGAAAAGATGGCGAAGTCCAAGAACGTCGTCATGACCTACGGGGGCTGGGTGGAGTTCGTCTGGCCGGACGAGCTCGGAAGCCTCTCCTGTGAGTCCTCCACGGGTGCCTTCTTCTCTGCCGAGTCCGGTCTGACCGCCGGGAACGAGCGCAAGGCCCGCGGCTCAAGCGGGACCCAGACTGGAGGTAAGAACCCCGGCAGGCGCGGAACCATGGCGTGGGAGCGGAAAGAGGACTTTCTGGAACTCTTTCGCATGAACGGCTGCGTTTTCAACTCGGTCGGTCAGCCCGTCATCCGCGGCCGTATCATGTGCATATATGACCGCGGCATCTTCCTGGGCCATTTCACGACCTTTGAAGAGAACGAGGACGACTCCCACCCCTTCTCGTTCGAGCTGTCATGGGAGTTCAAAATAGAGAGCGTCATCTATCGGATTCCGGACACAGCTAGCGATTCCGGCCCGGAAGGTTTCTTCACCAAGCCGAACAAACCGTCGGAGGGTCGTTGAAATGTCCGTCCGCGACCGGATCTTCGTCAACGCACCGAACACCATCGGGGGACCCACGGCGCAGGCGCCGTCCTCGGACATCAACCCGTGGCTGGACGACCTTGTCTCCACAATCTCCACCGATGTGGATAAGCTCGCCCCGGAGGTCTACGCGAGCCTCGTCGGGGCGAAGACCCCCTACAAGCCTTTCGTCATCGGGATCATCCCTCCTGATGTGACCGTCAACTTTGTGGCGATCGAGCAGACAAAGACGAACCTGGGTTCGGCCACCGGGAATTCGACTGCCAAAGGTCAGTCGGCGAGCGGCGGGGCTTCGGGTCCGAACGAGCTCGTGAAGACTAAGACGGTGTTCACCCAGAAGGCATTGGGGAACGCCATATACAACAACCTGAAGAAGCGGGGTTTCAGCGAACCGGACGCCAAACGCCTTACGCCGCTGCTCGTAGGCCACGCCGGAGCTGAGTTGGACAGGGAGCCGAAAGGGAGCACGAACTTCAAGACGGACTGTTTCAATATCGGGAACGTCCACTCGGGTGGCCCTAAGCAGGGTGGGCAGTACTACAAAGGTCAGGACTTCCACGGCTCCGGTGAGAAGGGTCTCCCTCCTGGGAAGGTTGGAAAGCCGTACGACACATACTTTGTCGGCGCCACGAACCTGGACGACGGAGTAAACCGTTGGGTCGGCGCTACCCTCGGTTGGAAGCAAGTTCGCAACGCCAAAGACGGTCAGGACTTTGCGAAAGCGCTTCGCCCCGACATTTTCCCCGAGAGCAAGGGCGGGAACAACGGTCCGTACTTCACGGCCGGCGACTCGCCTACCGACCCTTTTGTCATAGGCTATGGACGGAACGTTCAGTCGGGCGCGAATATGTACAGTTCGAGTAACAAAGATCCGTCCCAGCCTGATCCGGACGGTATCCTCACCGGCAATGAACCTGCCGTCTCCCCATCCGCTGGTGACCTGAACAAGATCGATACGGACGCACCGCGGATTAGGGCAGACGTCATGTCGGGCGGGAACATCACGGACCTGGAGAAGGACGATCCTATCGGGGGACGGACGGGTCGGAACATCCGTCCGGTCGATGGGGTCAGGCAAGAGACCGTCCAGAAACAGGTGAAGTACCTTCAGAACCAGGTAGCTGCCGCGAAGTCGATTCCGGCTCTCTACATGCTCATCTCGCCTCAAACGTTCTCTCGGAGTTACGAGCATTCGATTGATACCCCGAAGGGCCGCAGGAATCATATTGTGCACATGTGGCTGGAGAAGCCCATGACGATCTCCTGCAAGGGGGTGACGGCCGCCCAGTACATCATGAACTCCGCCGGCACCGGAGGCCTTACCCACCAGAAGCGAGTCCACAGCCTAAGCTATCGCAACCTCATGTCCCTCGTCCGGACGTACAAGAACAACGGGTACCTCTTTTCAGGAAAAGAGAACTTCGGCGACAGGAACGACCACGTCCGCCTCATCGGAATGAGCGTCTACATTTACTTCGACGGCCACTTCTACATCGGCTCGTTCGACGACTTCAGCGTTACTGACAGTGCGGATAAGCCCTACAACCTGGAGTACAGCTTCAAGTTTACGGTCCGGTATGACATGGAGGTTGAGTCCGTGACCGACGCTCAAGTAGGCGGAAGCATAGGCGGAAGATGAGGAAGTCCGCCTGGCGTGGCACATGGGAGCCCAATAAGCGACCGTTCATCACGGTCGCACCGGACGCGTATGTATCCCTTCAGGGGGAGACGACGGTCATTGGATGTGGCGAGTGCCTTCGCAAAGTTAACTACAACGACTATATCACTCAGATATCAACGGAGGCCTCTGTGGACTCCCCTCCCGGGAGTGCAACGATCAACCTCTCCATTCCGGACAACGACGTCAACGAATTCTTTTCTGACGGGCAGTTCCTCATCCAGCCGATGATGGAGGTGGAGATCTTTGCGAAAGGTTACTATCTGATCGGAGGCTTTCCCCAGTACTACCGGATTTTCTGGGGGATCGTCTCGTCGGTGTCGAAGTCGTGGTCCAACGGGACGAGCTCTATGACCGTCAGCTGTAAGGACATTCTGCGCTGGTGGGAGCTGACGAACGCGACGACGAACCCCGCTTTCCTTGAGGCCGGGGGGTCCAGCGCTGGTGGGTATCAGCTCTTCCAGAACCAGTTCTCGGGACAGAATCCTTACGCAACCATAGCCCAGCTCGCCAAAGACGCTATGGGCGACTTCTTCTATACGACCGGATCCTTTACGTCCTACACTCCTGAAAAGGGTCCCGAGGTCCCGACTATCGGCGGCTTCATGAAGGACGTCATGTCATATTGGCAGCTGAAGTTTGCGAACATTCAGACCGCCCTGGTCATGTTCGGAACATCAGGCCAGGCATACTCGTTCTCCGCCGTCGACGGGACCGTGTCCCCCAACCAAATGTTGGAGACGATAATAAAAGAGGAGGTCCGATCCCTCAAGAACAACCATTCGACCGTCCTTCTCCAGACTAATCCGAAGGATGTCACCACCGCGAAGATCGAGGTCGCCCGGGCCGGAGATGTGGAATTCTTCCAGAACGAGACCCAGAGCAAGCTTTCCCTCGCCATGCACGCCCGTGATCAGATGGGGTTTGAATTCTACTGCGATACGACCGGCGACATTATCTTCAAGCCTCCGTTCTATAACTTGAACGTTCTGCCGAACAAGCCTGTCTCCTGGATCCAGGACTTCGACATCATCGACGATCAGCTGACCGATTCCGAGGCCGAGGTCGTGACCCAGGTCACCTCGTCCGGAAACGCTTTCGGCGGCGCTACAGACTGGGGTCTTAACGACGAAATCACTACTCCGCGAACCGGCGTCTACGATTTTCACCTCCTACGGCGCTACGGCTGGCGCCGCGCGGACTTGCAGCTGGAATGGGCGGGAAACCCTCGGAAGCTCTTCTTCTATCTGCTCGACTGGATGGACCGCCTTAATGCGAAGCGGCAGAACGGGACCATTTCCATCCCCATGCGTCCGGAGCTTCGGATGGGCTTCCCGGTCTGGGTCCCGAAGTACGACTCTTTCTTCTACGTCCAGGGTATCGCCCACCAGTACTCAGTCGGGGGTCAGGCCACGACGACCGTCACCCTGACGGCCAAGCGCTCCAAGTTCATCGCCCCGAAGGGCATCGGGGAGATCAACAAGACTCCGGGCGCGACCCGGAATGTGGTCGGCGACAAGAAACGTGGTCTAGAGGGTCAGGACCAAGTTTATACCGTCACGTGGCCGGGAAAGCAAGACGCGACCAGCGGCCTTGGACAGGACGTCTCCGGCGGCGGTCCTGCCATCATCCGCGATCCGAAGACAGGGAAAATACTCGGCTTCCCCAACGTCGTCATGGTCTTCAAGCAGACGTACGCCGGAAAGGACCTCCAGAAGATCATGGAGAGCCAGGGGCAGCAGACCCAGCCGAACACTGCTGCTCCCGCCGCCAAGGGGAACAAGAATCAGATCACGCCCCTCGCACATAAAGCACAAGTTAGCCAAACCCTCATTCAGTCACAGTCCGCGAACAAGGACATTTTGATTGCCAGGCTTCGCGCCCACCGGTATGAGGCTGGGATGACGAACGCGGGGGCATATGATTATGCCTGGGACAAGGGTCGAAACTTCCGAGAGTTTGCCCTCATCCCGTTGAGTTCGTACCAGAACCACCCGAAGGTGGACGACGCCGCGACCACGACCATCAAGAGTAAGGACCAAGAGCGTCCGGACAAGGAAGAGCAGAAGAAGCTGGTCGACGCGCAGCTGGCCGACATAAAGGCCGCGAAGGAGAAGTTCGACGGACTTAACGTCAAGCTTAAGAAGAAATCCAAGGAGGTCACGGACCTGAGTCAGAAGTTTGGCAAGAGTAAACCGCCTGATTTCAGTCCCACCGGCCTTGCCAACTTCACTGCCGGTGTAACCCTCCTGAACGCCGAGCTCGCCGTGATTACGGAAGATCAGAAGAAGGCCGCCGCTGATCTGGAATCCGCGCAGAAGAGGCTCGTCGCGGTCAAGGCCGCCAACCCGGTCGTCACGTACATCCCGGAGCTCAACGTCCTCATTCGTCCCGTGTCCGACGAGTTCGGGTTCGAGGTCATAGGTCATAACCGGTATGGGCGTGGGGCTTATATTGACCGTGGCAAGCTCCAAGTGCCGGTGAAGGGCGCGGACATGCCGAGCGTCGCGAACCAGCTGAACATTCAGTTCGCCCCCACGGGCGGTTTTTTGACGGACGCCGGGATAGGGTCGAACGTTGACGGTCAGGCCGTGAACTTCTCCAGCCTATTCGAGCAGATGACTCCTGAGGACTACAAGACTGGGGCCTCGTTCACCGGGACGGTGTCGCCGGGTCAGGGTGTGTCGAACGTCCAGACGACGAGCGCCTCGACGTACACGAACCTGATTAACGCGGACAAGGGGACCGGGCTCTATGTGGAGGCGGATGCTACCCGCCGCGCGAAGACCCTCGGCGAGATGGTTCCTTCGATAGACCTTGGCATCGACGCCGCGTTCACGAAGTGCGGATGTGGTCTGAACAGGGCGAACTGGCTTTCGCTCCTCCCATCAAACCTCATATCCTCCGTCCTGGCCGACGCCACGGCCGAAGGGGAGGATAGACGTTATACTGAAGAAGACAATAAGACGCTTGTCAACCCCATCACGGGCGAGATTGGCTCAAACACTGAGCCCGGTTCGATTGCGGTGAACGGCATGTCGCGGGCGGGCGCCAAGGGCGGAGGCCAGGTGCTTTTGAGCTCCCCCGGGTCGACTGGGAGGGATAAAGAGGTGGGGATCCTCTCCAGCAAGGGTTTCTTCGAGGCTCTCGACGTCTTTCTTTTGACGAAGTTCGACACGGAGCTGAAGGAGAACGTTAAGCGGGAGACGGCCTACACTCTAGGGGGTATTGACAACCCTGCGAACGTTGATACAAATCCGCTCGGGCTCGGCGATGACGAACAGGACAACGTCCTCGGCGACCCGGACAACCCCCTGTTCGCCCGGGCCTCCTTGGGCGACCCGGCCGCGCTTGCCGCCCTGCAGAAGCAGGCGAACTTCAACTTCGGTCAGACGAACGCGGCGCTGAAGAACTTCGGACCCACCGTCGACCAGGCGGGCAAAAACGCGGCCGAAAGGCTGAACCAGATCGGCAAGCAAAAGGCTTCCCCACTCGTGTCCGCTACCACGGACACCGCCCCTCAGTATCAGCCCCCCGCCCCGACTGTCAGTGATCCTATCAACCAGAGGCGCTATGATAACGCGGGCGTCCCCGTCTACCTCGGCCGCGACGGCATTCCCCTCAAGACCCCGGGCTGACGGTCTCCCGGACCATCTTAAAGAACTTTTGGTCGACCTTCTTCGGATCCACCAGGTACTGGACGACGAGCTCGACGTTCCTGTTCACGGGTGTCAGGACCGCCATCGTGTCCAGCTTTTCAGTTCCGACCGTCAGCATGTGTCGTATTCGCCGGACCTGAAAGGAGAGTGCCACCGAGTACTCTCCGTTGTCGCGGTCCACCGCGCAGTCCCCGTTCTGCACCTTCATGAGGTACGCCACGAGCTGTTTGTCCTTGGTCGGGAACGATAGGGCGAAGCTCTGTCCCTCCTGGAGGCCCGGGACGTTCTCCAGTTCCCACCGGCCCCCCTCCAGGGTCTTTCCCTGCAGCGTCGCCACCTGAAGGACTATCGGCATGATGGAACCTTACAGGTCTGATGGGAGTATCGTGGTTTAGATGAGCGACCGAAGGTCCAAGCACAGCGTTCCGATGACGTCCGACCCTCGGGCTATCGGCGGCTTCAAGGAACAGACTAACGCCTCTCGCGACGCGAGGACGTACCTTTGGTCCGCCCGGATAGTCCACGTCGACACGGAGACAATGTGCTGCTCCATCCGGCTGGAGTCCGGGTTTGGTGAGTTCCATGACGTTCCCATCCCGGCACCCGGAGGCGGTGGGCCGAGGAGTTGGGCCGGGTCTGTCCCCGACCGGAACTCGAAGGTCATAATCGGGTGGCAGAAGTTCGGCCATCGCGGATTCAAGCCGTACATCATCGAGTTCATGACCTCGGGCATCTACCTCGCCCGGGACTTCGAGCCGTTCTCCACCGTCGACCCGGCGGACGCGAAGACGGCGATGAACCAGAACCCGAGCCTTGAGGACGATCCGGGCGTGAACCTCGGCATCGTCCGCCTCAAGCACCGGAAAGTCTATCCCGGCGACTTCATGGCCTCCGCTTCCGACGGCGCGGACGTTCTGCTCGACCGGGATGCCCTCGTCACGAACCGGGCGGGAAACGAGTTCCGTCTCCGGGACGCGGACCAGACGGCCATCCTGCAGACCATCAACGAGTTTACGAGCAACGCAGCTGGTTATTACCGTCGCGGCCTCATCAAGAGGAACGCTTACAGTTTTCTGCCGGACCTCTTCCCTGAGGACGACAAGGGAAAAGTTCCGACGACCATATCGAAAGACAGCCCGGCGTACCCCATACTGCTCGAGTTCGGGCTCATAGACGCGGCAGGGAAGAAAACATTCCCTGACAACCCTGAAGAGCCGTTCTATTCTCATGTCGTGACGCCGGACGGTCAGCATATCGCGTACATCGTTCACGGCGAGCACAATCACACTTTCTCTTCCGCGCACTTGTGCTATGTTGAGGATAGGAAGGAGATACGCCACCTTTCGGACGGCATTATGGCCGTCACCGAGGAAGGGGATGGGTTTCAGATAGACCCTCCTTACCCGATCTTCATTGAGGACGTTATGGGGACGGTCGTCGGCAACGACTTCCACTCGTCCGGCGGGCGTCCGCTCTACAAGCACCCGCTGAAGATGGCGGTGTTCAAGAACCTTGAGCAGGGAGCCCCGTCAGACGGTCCTACGTTCGAGGCCGTGGACACCATCCAGGACCTCGACATTATGGACGACATCGGGCTCGCGCGGCTGTTCCGTGTGATGAGTCCGCACGGCTCGAACCAGTACGCGTTCGGCGTCTCGAAGGAAGGCCGCGTTTACGTCCATATCCCGAAGTCGCGCGTCGGGACGCCCGATATGAAGGGGAAGTCCGTCGACCTCAACATTCAGGGCCTCGTGAAGGCCATCATTGGCGCGGACGGGAACTCACGGAACACCAGCCTCGACCTGAAGCTGGTCGGCGGCCTCAACCTGGACATTGGGCGGAACGACGCCGGCAATTCCATCGAGGTTACCCTCCACGGCGGAGTCCTTCAGCGCATCATGAATAATCCGGCGTCGAACGCGCCGGCCTTCCAGCAGCAGGTCGGCGGATCGACCCTACGGACTATCTCCGCCACCGACATGTCCATAATCGGCGGCAACTCGGTCAGGGAGATTGGCGGGGACGACACCACCGTCGCCACCTCAGTCCTGACGAACGCCGGAGCCGGGGGGTACAAGGTCACGTCGGCCGGCGACTGGGGTATGACCATCCTTGGCAAGACTCAGCGCCAGTTCGCGCAGCTTTCGACGTCCACCTGGGCCCTCGGCAGGATGGAGACCATCCTTGCCGGCATCGACACTAAGACCATCCTGGCCGGCGCGAAGACTACGACCATCCTTGCCGGCGCCATGTCGACGACCTGCGTGGCCGGCGCCATGTCCTTCACGGCGGCCACGGGCGCCATGTCCATGACGGTGGGCGCGGGCAGCTTTTCCGCGACTGTGGGCGCAGGCGCTCTCTCCCTTACCGCGGCGGGCGGCCCGGTGTCCATAACGTCCGGCCTGATGAACTCCATTACGGCCGCGACCATGAACGTCCTCACCGCGCCGTTCCACAAGATCGGCGCGAGCGTCGCCGGGTTCTGCATGGCCGGCATCCCGGGTCCCCCGGGTCCGATGATCGACTATCTTCTCGGAATTCCGCACTTGGGTATACCCACGATCATCATAGGGTGATGGTCTAATATTGGGAAGAGAAGATGAAGAGGAAGGCTGCCTGACCTATGCCTATGGACCCCGGTACTCTGACGCCCATCTTCCTGCTCAACCTTGTCTCGGTTGGCCTAATAGGTCCTAGCACGATTCAGCTGGCGACGGGGCTCGCCAACGGCACGTCCATCTATGCTAACACAGCCATTCAGTTTCAGTCGATAGACGCGGGGACGCTCGGTGCCGGAGTCGGGCTCGGTGCCGGAGTCGTCGTCCCCCCTCTCATCGTCCCTTCGATGATCGGCTCCTTCATCGCGCACGGTATTCTTGGCCCTTTCTCCATCCCCACCGCCACGGGCGTCGCCAACGGGATGCAGATGGCCTTCGCTCTCGCCATCGTCCAGACCGTGGCCGCTGGAGTCGGGCTCGGTGCCGGAGTCGGCTTCTGCATTCCAAACCCCGGGGCGTCGGCGGGCATCTTCTTTGCCGCCTTCCAGGCCGCCGGCATGCTCGGCCCCAGCACTATCCAGCTCGCCTCGGCGGTCGCGGTCGGCCTCGACCTAGTCCTTCCGGCCTCGATTGCCCCCGTCGTGATAGTCGGACCGCCGAACATCCTGCCCGGGGCAGGAACCGGCATCGGGAAACTTCTGTGACGAGGTACTGTCGCTCATGGCTTTGAACACGTCCGGGTTCCTGCTGGAGGGCATGCGCGTCGCGACGGCCAACAGCCCGTACACATTTCCGGCGCGGACCCTCGTCACTAACCAGGGGGCGATAGACGCCTCTCCCGGACGCGCGGAGTACGCCATTTTCGTCTCTGGCCAGGATCCCGCTCTCTCCGGCATCGAGATCGCCGACGCGAACCTCAAGTTCCTCTGGACCCGGAACAACGGGACCGTTATCCGGTTCGACTGGGACGGTTTCGCCAAACGGTGGAGCACGGCTCCCGGATCCGGTCAGGAGAAGGTCGGAAAGTGTGCGAACTCCCCGCGCATTGTCGCTCCCGTGCCCGACAAGGTGGTTCCCACTTCTGAAGCCCCCTACGCCATCTACGCCGGAAGTCCGGACCGGACCGCCACCTTCAACGTCTCCATCATCGGCTCTTCCGAGGACTTCGGAGACCCTCCGGCCGGAACGGTCGAGATCTCTTCGGACAAGGGAGAGCTGAACTTCGGAACGGCGGACCTCGGAAACCAGGTTTTCGTGAATCAGCCCGTATACCTTGCGAGGCAGAGCTTCTTCGACAGGACAAAGGTCAAAGGGAAGATTGGCGTCCTCCCGAGCTCGTCGGCCGGGAGCTATACGCTGTGGCTCAACCCAATTCCCGGATCCGGTCAGACGCCGCTCGTGCGCATCGGATTCCGATCTCACTTGACCGGAATCCCCGTAGCTACGGAGGCTGCGCTGCACCCGCTGCCGTCCGCGGGCTTCTTCAAGTTCTCGCTCGATACGGGAAAACTGGCCTTCTCGGCGGCCGATATAGACGCTTACGCCGAGATGCCCGTCTACTATGATGGTATCATCCTTGGCTCTTTTCAGCTACACCGGGGTACGGTTGGTGTGCCCGCCAGCACATGGCCCGTCGCGGTCGGGACGAAGACGGAGTTCATCGGAGCGACGGACGCCTCTCGCTTCATCATTTTCAACGAGGCTCCCGGAAAGCCCCGTTATTATTTCCAGGTCCAACTGGCGGACTCGGACACGATCTCCTCTGGCCCTCCGGCCGATGGGACCTGTTACATCAGTCCGGTCACTGGGAGTCTCTACGTGTCGGGCTCCGACCCCGGCGCCCAGACGGGGGCCACGATTCAGTTCGTTGACGGCGTTCACGAGCTTGAGAACGGTGTGTCCGTCCAGTTCTACAAGAGCGGTCTGAACGTCTCCGGCGAAGAGGTTACCCCGGACTTCGTCGACACGTACTCAGTCCTCTCTCAGGTCATTGCGGACGGGATCGGGTCGTCTCCGTTCGTCATGCTCCCCACTGTTCCGACCGTCGACGCGTTCCTCGAGTACAAGGTTGATCAGGGCACTAGCGGCGGAACCTTCACGGGGAACCTGGTCGACTCGAACGATCCGACCAGGCCCGGTAACGGGTATATTCTCGACCTCGAGGCCAAGCAGTTCAAGTTCTCGAACCGCAAGACAGTCCTGAAGGTCCTCGACAAGGCCACCTCGGCCTTCAAGCTGGATGACTCCGTCGTAAACCCATACGGTTTCGAGACCACCAGGAACGGTGTTGAAATACGCCCTGGAGTTGACTTCGACTTCAACCAGGATGTTGGGCTTGTCGAGTTCATAGAGCCCGTTGGTGAGAACGACCCTGCAAACTCCGTCGGCTTTAGCGGGAAGGCGACCACTTCTATCAAGTGGGACGCCGTTCCGGGCTCTTTCCCCGCGACGTCACAGGAGGGGAAGTATCTTTTCGTCAAGGACGGCCCGAACTTCGGTATTTACCCCATCCTGGCGAGCTCGGGTACGACCACTCTGTTCGTCTCCGGAGCTTTCCCGGTGATCCACGGGATCGGGACTGCCGACGTTCGGACTGCCCTTGAGGTCGTGGCGGACCGCTTTTGGACGTCCTTCCTTCCACCTTTCAAGAAGCTCAAGGTCTACCGCGCGGCGAGTGTGGCTGGTCCCTTCGGACTGCTCGACACGTCGGAGTTCACGATCCTGGCCTCGACCGGGCAGATCAACCTGTCCGTCGCCGCAAAGCCGACCGAGGTCTTCAAGGTTGAATATACCTGGCTACAGTCACCCGACGAGGGCGTCACGGTCACGCCCACGCCCGTCACGGAGTTTGCCGGGTTCAAGATCCGTCAGGAGATAGGGTCGGTCGTCCCGAACAGCGGCGTCGTGCACTTCAACCCGGACGGGAAGACCGTCCTGACGGCCTACCCTATCGCGCTGTACGTGGACGGGATAACCATCCCTCCCGAGAATCTCGTGTTCTCGGCCCCTGGGACGATCACGGTCAGCCAGCTCCTTCTTGACACGACCACCGTCACCATCAATTATTTTGTCGCCGAATCGCCCGGAGGTAACACTTTCTTCACCCTCGTCAACAGCCCTGTCGACGTGGACTTCCCTCTCGTCACGGACGGGGAGGTCGTCACCGTCTACAACGGCGACCAGACGAGCATCGTGTCCCCTGGCTCCGCGATGCTCATCAACGACAAGGATGTCGTCCTCGTCAGCGGGGTAGTCTATAACCCTACGGCCGACACGACTTCCATCACCTTCAACCCGGAGCCGACGGTCGACTCCGGGGGAGCTCCCCTGAAGGTTTGTGCTCCCATCTCCGGCCCGTACCTCGTGTCCGAGACAAACCCCGTTGATGTCCTGACAAAGGGTACGAATACGCTTTCCATCGGAGGGAGCGTTGTCTATCCCGCCGGGACTGTTGTCCTCATCGACAGTGACCCGTATTACGTTGTTTCCTCGTCCTACGTGGCTTCAAGCAACCGCACGAACGTCATCCTGGCGGTGAACGCCAACCGTAACTATATCCTTCCGGAGGTGAAGCGGACGGTACGCCCTGTCTATAACTCGACGGCCGAGTTCAAGACGTTGAAACCAATGCACGCAGGCTATCCGTTTACGCTGGTTCGGACTGGCACCGTGAACAAGACGCTGAAGCAGGGCGTCGACTACGACACGGGCGAGGGAGGAGTCGTCAAGATGACCACGAACCTCGCTTTCGGCGACACGGTCCGCGCCTTCTACGTGGCCCGCAAGGAGCAGCCGGTCGGTACCTCTTTCGCGTTCAACTACGCGTTCCAGATAGCTCCGACCCAGACGAACGGGATCAAAGGGCAGAAGCTCATAGCGAAGTATCGCCTGAAAAACTCGGACACGTTCTTCTACCGTGTTGAATCAATAAAGACGTTCATCCCCGAGGTCGTCAAAGAGCTCGCCTCGTCGTCTAGCGGATCGTCCGGTCCGAGCACGTCGAGTGCGTCTTCCCTTCAGACGAAGGACTACGGCTCGGCCAGCCTGTACTTCGACGAGCAACACTTGCGGAACCTCGATGTGGTCATATCTCGTCTCTTGAAGTTCTACAACGACCAAGCGAACTATTACGAGGACATGCTCGCCAACTTCGACGGGCGGGTGGTCGGCGGCTCGTCAGGCCGAATGCGGTTCAACGGCGACGTGAGCGGGGTGAAGCGCAACAGCTACGCCGAGGTCCAGAACGACATCGACGATCAGGTGAAGCTTTACGACGGGGTCGTCCTCGTCAGCTTCAGCCCCCTGACTTTCGCGGACGGGCCCGTCTTCGGGCCGATATGGGATTATAACAGTCTCTCGAGGTTTTACGGGACGACCCGCGCGTCGGTTCCCGTTGCCTTCAACGACAAGTTCACACCGATTCTCAACTATGGGAGCACGGTCGGAAGCATCGGCATCGGCAACCTCACGTCCGTCAGCACGTTCATAACCGCCCGGGCCCGGTCAGAATACATATCTGTCAGTCCGGACAAGAAGACCCTGTTGTTGGCCGGCACGAACGGGGACGCGAAGAACCTTGTCCCTCCATTCGCCAACAGCATGAAGGTTTCCTTCTTCGGGCCCGACGGTGTTAGACAGGGCTCGGCCACCGTCTCGAGCGCCGGTCCGGACTTCATAGTCCTCGATACAGCGGTCACGTCCATTATTGGCTCCGTCATGGCTGAAAACTCGGATACGACCGCCCCGGGGGTCAACGGGTATAACAGCGACTATGTCACCGTGGATATGGACAATGGGCAGGTCCATAATGATCAGTTCCCTCCGCCGTTCGGCCCGATTGGTACCAGGTCCGGCAACGAGATAGTGGAGGCGAACGTCACCTTCGTCAACAAGGACGTGTCGCCGAAGCGCATTCCCGCCCTCGACGGCCTTGAGCTAACGGACGGCGGAGCTCTGAGCTTCCCTCCTCTGGCCTATCAGAGCGAGCTGAACACTCTCTCCCTGGAGCTCTACGCGAACAATCATCTCGGCACGGGAGTGGTCTCCGTGACGAACACCGTCAGTAGTTGTCTTGTGCCGGTGGAGATCGGACAGACCGTTCGTTTTCTCAACGGCCTGAACGCGGGCCAGCAGCGGACTGTCGCGACGATCGGCCCGGCTGTCGGCACCTTCACGGTCAATCCGGCGTTCGTGTTCATCGACGCCGTCCCCAGGGACCTTTACGTCATCACTCACGCGGGTGAAATTCCGTCCCTGACGGCGCAGGAGAACGGGCTTGTGTCGTCGAACACTGCTGTCGCCCCCGTCGCCCCGGCCATCATCGGACATCTTGACTCGGAGCTCAAGTCTCTCGACAAGGCCATCCTCAGCTATGGACCTATTCTGATAAACCGGGTCGGCGGGAACATCACCGCGGCGGACGAGCTGACGGACCCAGGAGGGAACTTTCTCGGGCTCCAGATTCCGGTCACCAATTCCTGCTTTATCTACATTCCTTCAGGTTCGAACTACGGCCTTTACAAGGTCAAGGAAGTGCACTCGACGAAGTTGAAGCTTGACCCGGCCGCCCCGTATGGCTCCTTCCCGGGGGTCGGCGCCACGGCTGTTCAGTACTATGTCATTCAGCCATGGCAGTTCGTCACCCCCAAGCAGCCGGCCTTCGCCACAGAGTTCATCAAGAGCGCCTTGACATGGACGACTGCCACCTCCGCGTGGGGGTCCTCTCCTTCTTCGGCCGGACTTCCCGGACGCCAGGTTGACGTCAACGCCCGAATTTTGGCCGTCAAGGACTATGTTTCGAAGGTTCAGAGTCTTTTGAAGAAGGATGAGAAGATCTACGACACTCGGTATCTTTGGATCAAGCAAAGGATCGACAGGAAGGAAGGGCTCGTCGTCAAGATAAGCCAGGCGGCGGCGAAGCGCCAGGAAACCCTCGACAAGCTCATCTCGGACCAGCAGAAGAAATTGATCTCCAGCCAGATAGCGTAGGAACATGTCGGAAGAAAAGAAAGACGAGGAGAAGGTCGACCCCGAGCTCTTGAAAAAGGGAACGTGGCTGCACGACCAAGAGCTTTCCTTCAACCGCGTGAACGAGCACCTGAAGACGCTCCAGTTCGCCGTCCAGCAGGCCGTCGACTTTGAACGTCGTCGGCTTTCGAGAATGGTCGGCGCAAAGGACATTGTGAGGAAGCCGAAGTCGGATGGCTAGTTGGGATACACTCTCGATAAAGTTCGACCCGCTGGCGCCCCTCAAGCCGCCGCTTCAGGCGGTGCTTGTCCTTCTTGAGGTCGTCGAGGCCATCCTTGAGGCGTTACTTGCTATCATCAAGGCGTTTCTGCTCGACTTCCTCAACCCGTTGAAGGCGCTCATCGCCCTCCTTCTCGCGGCCATACGTGCCATCATCAACCAGCTGAAGGCGACGGGCTTCTCCATACTCGTCGTCCACCCGGACTTCAGCCGGCAGGACTTCGCGCAGATACTCCTGTCCGTATCTGGCTCATACCCGCGATTCGAGTCCAAGGTCGTCAGCAAATTCTTCGACTCGAGCGACGTTTTCCGCCCGCAGTACCCGCCGGGCTCCTCCGTCGCGATGTTCGTCTTTTACATCGGTACGGACAGCCCTGGGGACCTCATCACTCAGCTCTTCGCACTCCTTCGCCTCATCAACACGCCCGCCGTCCTCAGCGCCCTTCCCGCCCCCGTGAGCGTCAAGGTGAACCCGGTCCGCAAGAGCGGAAGCCCGGTGGCCAACTTCGCCGGCCTGTTCGACAGCAAGGAGACCCTGAACGACCAGCTCGTTGTCGAATGGCAGATGCCGACCAACCCCGGAGGCTCCGGAGCCTTTGGGTTCGTCAACGCGATGACCAGCTTCTACAACTCCTTCCGCTTCCCGAACTTTATCGTAGAGCGGAGCGAGACACCGCAGGGGGAGCTTGTGCAGTCGGAGGTTAACACTCCTACGGCTGGCAAGAGCGTCAAGGCCATTACTGCGAAGTATAAGATTGCCTCCCCTGAGACCAAGGTTGCGGTGAAGGAGCCGAACGGCACCACCTACCGGAACTTCAAGAAAAAGATCAAGGTGTCCGGCGCCGATCTGGCAGCGGGCGCCTTCATCGGTACATACCGTTATATAGACAAGGATGAGTTGAAGCCCGGAACGCCCTACTACTATCGTGTCCGGGCCTACTTCGGGGACGCGACGGAGTATCTCGGGTGCGGGGACGCCAATGCCATCATCGGCAATACGAACGTTGTCCCGAAGAACAATGGACAGCCCATAATCAAGTATGGGAGCAACGGCGTCGTCATGGGGCCCGTGAGCGAGGTGAGGCGCGGGTTTGTCCCGAACCTCCCCTCCGGTAGCTTTAGCTTCAACCCGTACGAGTCCGTGAATGACGCCGTGAAGGCCGGGCTTCTCTTGAACTTTGACCTTCCCGCGCCTCCGGACAATTCTGGGGGCGACACGGGCACTGAGCAGAGGACGGGATGGAGCACCCTCGCCGCGGCAGGCGGCCAGATGGGCCCGATAAAATCGGCCTTCAAGACCTCGGACAAGCTCTACGACAACTTCCTATTCAAATCCACAGCCCGGAGGATTTCGAACTCCAGCCTGACGAGCCTTCTGGCTCAGAAGCGGCTTCTCAAGTCCCTCGCCCAGCAGTGGAATGACGGCGTCGAGGCCACCGTCAACAAGGTCCTCGGCGCGAAGGGTGAGAAGGTATCCAAGGACGGAGCTCGTACCCCGAGCGACCGGACGGGAGCGGAGTTCACCTGGACTCTTCTCGGAATTGTTGGCGGGATCACCGACGAGTCCGAGAAGAAGATACAGTCTTACCTCCTTGAAGAGAAGGATTACAAGAACGGGCAGTCGAAGCTCGCGGGGCCGTACCCGCTCGGCCCGTTCACGGACCCCAAGGGGAACGAGGCCGGCGTGACCGCCGAGGACCGCAGGAAGCTCGGCGAGTTCCTCCGCTCGGCCCTCATCTCCCTGTCGGGAGAGACGAGCTACCTGGCCTGGTATTCGGTCACCGTCGGCGACCTTTTCCCGGCCTTCATCCCCTTCATCTACGACATAGAGCAGTTTATCCTGGCACTGCTCAAGGCCCTCCAGTCCGCGCTCCAGGCCATCGAGGACATAATCCTCACCATCATCCGGAAGATTCAGGCCCTCGAGCAGATAGTCGAGTCGATCATCGCTCTCATCGATCTCCTGAACATCAGCGTCCGGGTGGCCGTGTTCGCCACGGCCTCCACGAACGGGTCGGCGGAGTCCCTTGCCCAGGCCCTTCAGGAGTCGGAGAACAAACCGGCGTCGAGCCCGTTCGGGCTGCACTCGGGGCTTGTCATGACGTTCGGCGGGCCCGGCGAGGGGTTCATCGCGGCCTTCAAGGCATTGGCCTTTATACTCACTCTACCATTTTAGTCCTTTCATGATGCTGGTTCTTGTAAAGTTCCAGTATGGGATGGACGATTTACTGTCATACGCACACGGAAACCTGTCGCCGTTATATTGGGCTGACGAAGCTCACAATGATGAAGCGATGGAACCGTCATGTTTATAGTGCTTCCCAAACGTCGGACGGAAGGTCGTATTTTGCGAACGCTATCCGTAAATATGGGAAGGACGCCTTCTCGCACGAGGTCCTCGAATCGTGCTCAACGCTTGAGGAGGCTAACCTAGCGGAGCAGAAGTGGATAGCTCACTTCAAGACACGCGACCCCGAGTTCGGGTTCAACATTGCTTGCGGTGGCGGGTTCAGACCGAACCCGGAAAAGAGGAATCCCTGGGATCGACCTGAGTTCCGTGAGAAGGTCGGTTCCGTTCTGAAGGACGCTTGGTCCGACCCCGCGCGCGCCGCCGAGTTCCGTAAACGAAACCATGAGGCTCTTCGAACTCCTGAAGTTCGTCAGCGTCAGTCCGCGACTCTGAAGAAAGTTCGCTCGGAGAAGCCGGAGCTCTGGGCCAACAACATCGCTGGCTTTAAGGGTAAGAAGCACTCGGAAGGGACGCGCGCGAAGCTTTCTGCCTCCAACAAGACTTGGGAGCGCACTCCGGAGATGAGGGTCAAAATCAGCGCGGCGTTGAAGGGTCGCGACTTGTCTCCCGAAGCCCGTCTGGCGGCCGTTGAGGCGATGCGCGGGAAGCCTCTCGACGTTGTCCACCGCTCTAAGGTGAGCGCGGGTGTCCGGGCCTACTTCGACCTTTCAAAGAGGTCGCCTTGCTCGGAGGAGAAGGCGTGCGTCGCCTGCGGTCTTCCACGTCCTTTGAACTGGTTTCGTAAGAACAAGCGCCGGAAGGACGGGCTTTCGACCCGCTGTGCTGAGTGTGATCGTAGGGCCTTTGAGGCTTGGAAGGCACGACGTACTGCTTAGCCTTCGAATCCGTATGGTAGAGAAGAATGGCGTTCGGGTTCTACGGGACTTTCACCACCGGTCAGCTCCAGCAGCTGGTCGACTTCTCTCTCATACAGGAGAGGGACCTGGTGGCCCGCGGGTCATGGCTTTCCGCCCAGCTCACGAGGAACGGGATATTCACCACCGAGTATAATCCGCAGACCCATCTCCCCAGGTCGTTCTCCGCCTCAGCCGGGAGTTACGCCGCCAAGCTCCTCCAGGCGTACCGCATCCTGGGAGGGACTCCGGAGAACGACTTCATGCTCCGGTCCACCGACCAGGCGGTGTTCCTTACCCGTGGTAAGAACATCAACACGTCCACGACCGCCACGGACCCGACGGCAGGCTACTCGGACACGCTCTCCAACGGCCGGCGCGTTCGCGGGTCGCAGAGATTCGACAGGGACGTTGGCGTCCAGGTGACCAAGCTGAAGTCATGGCAGATTGAGGCCGTAAAGCACAAGCGGGAACACCTTGAGTTCAAGATAAAGAGGGCCCTCGATTATTCGGACCAGCTCCAGAGGGAGATCGCTGTGATAGAAGTCCTTCTTGATGTGGACCAAGGGCGTCAGGTCAAGGACGCCATCCGGAATATCCGCCTCACGTCCATCCGAACCGGTGCTCACAACGTCGTTGAGGACCTCATAGACATCTTCGGGCTCAACATCGGGCGGGTCCAGGACCTCACAAACCGGGCCGACATCGACGAAGAGCAGAGTGAGGCGCTCAGATGAGCTTCGACTTCGCCACGGAGAACGTGTGTACGCATGAGGTCTTCGCGGAGCTCTCCTCCCTCGACCCGTTCGTTCGAAACACCGTCCGATTCCAGAGGCCCCCGGTGTCCTCGCGCGTCAGCGTCAGCATCAACGACGTGGGCATCCCGTTTGACGGCCTATACTCGACGGCCTCCATCACACTCACCCGTCCGGAGCCATACCGCATTCAGGTCGGGAGGAACGACCTCCTATATCTCGGCATCGGGAATGAGCCCCCCAAGTTTGTCCAGATCGTCCCGGGGTCCTCCGTTCCGGCCCGCGACCTTGTGCTGAACCTTCAGCGCCAGATCCCGGAGTTAGCCTTTGACGCGGTGAACGGCCGTGTTCGCGTGTCCGCGCGGCAACCGTCGAAGAATAAGGCCTTCGTCTTCCACGATCCGAGATGGACGGACCGGACGAGCTCTATGCCCAACACCGCCCGTGTCCTCGGGGCGTACGCCGAGCTCGGGATTGCGCCCGGACGCGCGGCTGCCGGCATGAAAATGTTCCCCGGGTGGGAGGTCATGTCCGATCCGAACTCTTTCGTGGATGAGAAGATCCTCGTCTTCGACGAGCCTATCCCGAACAGGTTCCCCACTGTCCTCCTTCGATATGTGACGGACGCCGGGAACTGCCGTCGGTGCTTCGGCTCGAGGTTCGAGTTCGACTATTCGGTCAAGGACGGGACGTACGAGACCGTCTCGGGGGCCGACCTTCTCTTCCAGGAGTTCGACAAGTTCCTTTTCACGAAGGCGGGCTCTCACTGGAAATGGCCTTGGATAGGGACGAACATCACCGACCGCATAGGCGGGAAGGCGGCCACGTCGAACGGGCACTCCCAGGCCTTCATCACCATGGACGTGACTCAAGCGTTCAAGGCCTACCAGGACATTAAGAAGCAGCAGGATAATATGCTCTTCCAGAGGGTCACGGACGAGGAATTCCCCGTCTCCCTGGACGGGCTCACCATCGAGTACTCGGAGGTCGACCCGACCATCGCCGTCGTCTCGGCGGGCATCACGACCAGGAGCCGAGGCACCGTGGAGCTCAAGAGGGTTGTCGGGAACCCCTCCCCGTTCTTCATTGCCGGACAGAGCGACCCGTTCCACCGGATTGGGTGAGCTCCGGGCCGGCTGAGGCGTTTCTTATCGAGTACCGTCGGGGAAGATGGCGACCGCTCCGAAGATCGACTATTTCGACGGGTCCGGGACCACGACCGAGCTTGGCCTGACGACCAACCTGTTCAACCTGGTCTTCACCGGCTCGGTCGACGCCAACACGATTGACGTCCAGATTGACGTCAACGGAATCGGCTTCGTCTCCGACCCGACGCTCGTCGGACTTACCGTTCCGAGCTTCACGGTCCCCAACCTCGTAAGCTTTCCGAACGGCCTGAACCTCGACAAGGGCAGGAACACCATCCGTCTGAGGGCCATCGACCTGTCCGGGTCCGTCAGTCCGGTCACGACCATAACGGTGGACGTGAGGGCGGACGCCGAAATAGGCCTCGTCCCCGCCCCCGTCACCGGCTTCCAGATGAAGAGGAAGGCCATCTCCGTCGAGCTGGCATGGCCCGACCTGACGACGCAGGAGGCCGTCGGATATAACGTCTACGCGTCGACCGACGCCGGGGGTGCGGGATCCGGTTACCTTCGCGTGAACGCCGACATGGTCCCGGCGACGAAGCCCACGACGACGACCGTGGAGACCTTCCCCATAGCGAACCCGTCGTACGACTTCTCGGACTCCGAGTCCCTGGACCTTCAAATCATAGCGCGGACGGTCGACCCCGTCTCCGGCGCGGTCGTCGAACAGAAGACTCTCAATCAGTACCCGCTCATCCAGAATCCGAACGTCCGGTTTTCGATCGGCCTGGAGTCCCTCGTCCTCAGGAAGAACTACACCTTCACACACGACCGCGGGGCGAGCATTGGCTCCGGCATCCTCAACAACGACGTTTTCTCCGTTATTTCTCCGGAGGATCCTCTCTTTTACGTCATCTCAGCCGTCTACTTCGACAAGTCGACCGGCATCATGCAGGAAAGCCGCTTCAGCGTCGAGCTCTCGGGGACGCCGTTGGCGCTTGACGCCACCGTCCGCGGGGTCCGCATCCGCGACTCGAGGTCCATCTCCCAGGGCTACATCTCAGAGGTCCAGAAGAAAGAGCCGACCATGGCCCTCATTCCGGGATCGACCGTCCGGGAGGTCCATATTGAGCCGTTCTCGAACGAGATGCAGAAGGCCTACTTCCTGACGGACTGGGTCCATCGCTCCAAATCCTTCTCCGCGATGCTCGCCATCGACGATCCGACGTTCTCCGGGACGAGCATCCTCGTATCCCAGTCCTCATATAAACAGAGCCTTAAGACCGCTCTCTCCATCTCCGACGACAGTGCCGTCCAATCGTTCATCGACTCTTCGTTCGATTCCCTCGCCTCCAGCTTCGGGCTGGGGAGGCAGGGAAGCCGTTCCGCTGTCGTCAATCAGACGTTCTTCACGACGTCCAAGCCGGTCAAGGACCTGATTGTGTCGCAGGGAGCGATAGTCTCGTCCAGTACGAACTCTAGTGCCCCGCGCTATATTTCCCAGGGCGCGGTCATCCTGTCCGCCGCCAACGCTCCGGCCTACTATAACCCTGACCTTCGTCGTTACGAGATCCGTGTCCAGATGGTGTCCGACACCCCGGGAAACATCGGGAACGTTCCGGCTGGCGCCATCGACACCGTTACGTCCGGCGCCAGCGGGTTTCAGACGATCAACGAGGTCTCTGCGGACTTCGGCCGGGACATCGAGAGCAATCTTGGCGTGTCCGAAGACGGTCAGCGCGCGCTCTCCTCCCTCGACACCGGGACGGAGGGCGGTTACGAGAGGATCACGTTCGGGACGCCCGGCGTCCTCGACGCTTTCATCGTCAAGTCGGGCGACCCTCAGATGATGCGCGATTATGATGACGTGCGCAAAAAGCACATCGGCGGCAAGGTCGACATATACGTTAAGGGGACGAACGAGCGGACCGTCACAGAGACGTTCGCGTTCCAGTTCAGCGTGGCCAAGAGCGTCCGCTTCGACGTCATCGACGCCACCGAGCTCGTCTTCCGGGCCCGGGACTCAAGGCTCACCGTGTCGAATCCGATTCAGGAAATGCTGAACAACCCGAGCCAGGGACTCGGGCTTCGAAACCACTCGAACCTTCCGACCACGGACTATGACCTAACGGGCGTCACGATCCTCGATTATAGGACGATCAAGCTCAACACGTTCATCCCTCAGCCGGCCACCCTCGTTGACGACTTCGTCGAAGGGGACTATCGGTACAGGAGCAACAACCATTTCACGGCCGGAGTTCAGCCCGTCCGGCGCGTAGCCTCTGTCATTGGGACCGGTTCTGGGGCCCTCGACTCGGCCACCGGGTATACCCTATATAAGCTGCAAGACCCGCTTCTCGACGGAGAGAGCACGGGATCCACTGACTACGTCACGATAAACCAGGTCAACAACGTTCCGAACGGCGTGGCGATTGCCGTCAACGATGAACAACACGTCCTTATAGGCGAGTTCCAGGAGCCGCTCGGGTCTGTGGGCGTAAACAGTTTCACGCTCTCTGTCCTGTCGTTCGACAGGACAATCCTATACAACGGACCCAGTACGTCCAACCCGGACTACCTTGTCGTCGCCGGATCCCAGACAAAACCGCTGAAAATCGTCCGCTCTTCAAGTTCCGCCATCCCGACCGGCGCCACGGTCTCGGTCGACTACGAGCACGATGAGAACTTTGACGTCACGTACATCGTGAATGATACTCTCCAGCAGGTTCAGGCCCGTGTCAAAAACTCCAAGCATCTTACGGCCGATGCCCTGGTCAAGCAAGCTGTCGAGAACCCACTGTCAGCGGAGGTCACCGTAAGGCTTCTTCCGAACGCGGTTCAGTCGTCGGTCGACAGCGGTCTTCGTACGGCCGTGTCCATCCTTCTTGACAGGAAGGGCGTCGGGAATCAGGTCCATCAGTCCGACATGACCGGCTCCATGGAGAAGGTGGATGGCGTGGACTTTCTCATCCAGCCATACACCAAGCTCACCCTCCAGGACGGCGCGCTCCGCATCCGCGACCTAGTCCTATCCGATTACACTTTCCTCCCGTCCCTGTCGCAGTTTACGAACGCGGTTTATATCCTCATCGACGAGCTCCCGTTCGCCACGACGGACGGTGGCGGCCCGAACACCATCCACCACGGCGTCTACAAGGACGAGCTCATTATGGAGTCCTCGCCGGCGCTGGCCGACGTCGGAGTCGTCGTCAACCGTTCCTTCATCATCGGTAGGAACGGGGCCATCATCACCGGATACTCGGACGATGCTACGCTCGTGCCATTGTTCATCACTCCTGACGCCGTCGCGGCCGAGCGACTCCGCAGGACGGCCAACCGCGTTCTCGTCTCCCTCAACGCCGGACTGAACCCGCCGGACGTTCCGACGGACCACTCGTTCGCCTGCACATATGTCGTGTCCGGGGACCGTGGTTCCAAGGACCTTGGCGCATCCCAGGTGGAATACCTTTCCCCTGGCGATTTGACGATCACGTACAAGAAGAGCTGACGATGGCCATCGTCAGATATAACTTGAACGCGTATGAGACGGGAGAGGAGTATCTGTCCCGTCTCAGTCAAGAGTCGGAGGTGAACTTCAAGATCCTGCTGTCCATGCTATCCTCTTACTTTCAGGCCAACATAGACGGACCGAACTACGCAAGGCACCTGAAGGCCGTCGCCATCGAGCTCTCCCGCGTCCGTCTCATGCTCGAGGACGTCAAGCAAGACACGGACTTCGCCACAACGAGAACGGAGTTCCTCTATCAGACCGTCACGTCCGTCCTATTCCCGAAGAAGGAGGGAGCTCCGGACCTCCAAAAGGGTGACTCTGACTTCCGTGAGTTCCTCCGTAAGATAGTCAAGATCTACTTTGCGGGAAGCGTCCCCGACTCCGTGAAGAAGGCAGTGGAGCTCGTCTGCGGCGGGGAGGTCATCGTTCGGGAGAACTTTGAGCAGTCAAAGAGGCCTGGATCCGGGTACGACATATCCGACCAGTTCGGGTTCACCGTTGACGTTATCCTGTCCAGCCCTGGACAAGTGGACGTCTTCCTTGCGGAAAGGAATATCCGGATACTCCTCGCCATAATCCGGCCTGCGCACACGCTCTACACGCTCAAGTTCATCTTGCTCGACGAGTACCTTGGCCCCGGTCCGAAGCCCGAGAACCCGCCGTCGAACGTGGGAACGAACAAGGTCCGTGAGTCTTTCGTCTACAACCTGCAGAGTTATGGATATGAAGACTTTCGAAGGTTTGTCGAGGGCGTTAGGGGAACGGACATACTCGGCTCTAAAACCTTCGTTGCCGTGAAGGACGAGTCCCACGACGGTGACTTTTAGGTGACCGGCGGATCCTAAGATGACGACAGAGAGATTTGCTAACGCTGCGCAGACTACGATCAACCAGGTCGGCGGAATCACGCCCGTCGCCACGACCGTCTTCGTCACGTCCGCCGCCCTCTTTCCGCCGGCTCCGCAGTTCCGCCTCAAGATCGACGCCGAGATCTTGCTCGTCACGGGCGTGGTCGGGAACGTTTTTACACTCCTTCGCGGTCAGGAGGGGACGGCCTCATCCTCCCACTCCAACGGCGCTCTTGTTACTCATATCCTGACGGCGGGCGCCGTCGCTCAGCTCAAGGCCGATATTACCGGAATCACCGGGCCGGAAGGACCCACCGGCCCGCCGGGAGCGGGGACGACCGGCGCGGCCGGCACCACTGGCCCTGCCGGTGCGGCCGGTGTCACGGGCCCACGCGGGAACACGGGCGCCACAGGCCCGGCCGGCTTTGGGGCCACCGGTCTGCCGGGTCCGACGGGCGCTACCGGGCCCACGGGCCCGCGCGGGAACACTGGACCTGTCGGACCGACTGGCGTCGGAGCCACGGGGTCCACGGGGCCCACAGGATCGATAGGACCTACGGGGCCCACCGGGCCCCCGGGTGCGATCGGTCCTACGGGACCGCAGGGCACCCAGGGTGTGACCGGTCCGCAGGGTGTGACCGGACCGCAGGGTATACAGGGTGTCACGGGTCAGACTGGCCCGACAGGAGCTTCGGTCTTCGGAGGACCTACAGGTCCGGCCGGACCCACTGGCGTTCCAGGGCCTCAGGGCTCTCCTGGCTTTACGGGACCTCTCGGCCCTGCGGGAGCGGTCGGTCCAGCCGGGTCGACCGGCGCGACCGGCGTTGGAGCCACCGGACCCACCGGGCCGCGTGGTGCGACGGGACCCACCGGTTCAAAGGGCGACACGGGAGCGTCCATCTTCGGAGGACCTACGGGACCGGAGGGACCTACGGGACCTACAGGACCGGAGGGACCTGGCGGCCCTCCAGGGGCTGCCGGAGGTCCAGGACCTCAGGGCTCTCCTGGGCCGACGGGTCCGTTTGGTGGGCCTCAGGGCTCTCCTGGGATGACCGGGGCGACCGGCCCCGCAGGAGCTCCCCAGGGGTCCCCAGGTCTCAACGCCTTTAACTCAACGCCGACGTACGCTCAGAACAACTTCACCCTTACGACGGTCCTCACGGGCGCCGCGAACGGGTATAGCCAGAGCTGGCAGCAGCCCGGGCAGACCGTCTTCATACCGACAGGTGGCTATTACACGGTCGTCGGCGTCACGGGCGGTACGGGGACGAACCTCGTCCTTTCGAACCTGTTCGGCAACCAGCCGTCCGGGGCGGTCATCGCCGCAGGGTTTGTGGCTCCCGCTGGCTTCCCGGGCACTCAGGGTTCTCCCGGTCTTACGGGCGTGACCGGGCCTCCGGGCGCCCCTCAGGGAACTCCCGGCATGACCGGGTCGACAGGGCCGGCCGGGCCCACCGGAGCTGTCGGACCGACCGGTCCGCGGGGCGACACGGGCCCGAAGGGCGACACGGGAGCTACCGGACCTACCGGAGCCTCGGTCTTCGGCGGCCCGACCGGGCCTGACGGACCGACCGGGCCCCTTGGCCCGACCGGGCCTACGGGTCCGCCGGGTCCGCAGGGTACGCCTGGCGCCACCGGAGCCACCGGCCCTGCTGGAGCTCCCCAAGGGTCCCCCGGCGTCACTGGCGTCACTGGCCCGACAGGCCCGACAGGCCCGCAAGGAGTCCAGGGCTCTCCTGGCGTCGGGAATGCGACCGGCGTCGTCATCACCGACTACGCCCCGACGATGGGCTACACCAACGTCCAGGGCGCGATTTATGCGTTGAAGAGCGTGCTCGCTCCCGGGTCCACGCCGACCGCGGGCCTTACGGCCTATGTCATCAACACCGTCGCCCGGTACCACTACGTCGATGGCGCGGCCGGCAAGCAGGTGTCAAGCGCGACCGGGTACGTCGGGATCGGCGGATTCCTGTTCAACCCGTCCGACTACTACCCGGGCATCCCGAGTCAGCCCCAGCACGTCAAGTTCCAAGCCATCATGGAGACGGCTACGGGCGTTACGGCCTCGCTCCAGCTCTACAACCTTTCCGTCGGAACGGGAATGTCCGGCTCACAGCTCTACACGACAAACTCTGTTCCCACGTTCGTCGTGTCCTCGGACCTTTCTCTCCCCGTCTCGAACACCCTTTACGAGATCCAGCTCAAGATTCAGGCAGGAACGTCGACAGACCAGGCAGTGGTGAAAATGGCAAGGCTCGAGATCTCCCACGGCTGAGCCCGTGGGGCTGAGCCCGTAGTGTGATCGAGGCCAGAATGCCCTTTACCGGAAGGATAGGTACACAGAACAGTCAGCTCGGGGACATCGTCCTCGGGATTGTGGACGCGTTCGACCTTCCGACAATCGGCTTCCGGGTCCATGTGCTGTCGTCGAGGGAGATCCGAGTCCGCTTTGACCGGCCCGTCACGGACTCCGCCCTCGCCACGTCCTCATACATTCTTGCGGGCATTACGTCCGGGACTGTCGTTCCCGGCGTCGACGAGGTCGAGTTCTATGACGCAGACCGTCTGTCGGTCGTCGTCAGGACCTCCCAGCCCCTGACCTGGACGTCCACCTACTCCATGCAGGTGGTCGGCGTCCACGGGTTCGACGGTGAAGGAGTGGCGGCAGTGGCGGCGAATTTCACTGCCAACGTCCCCGACGCTCCGCGCGCCATCGGCGCTTTCCTCTCGAAGCGGGGGATGGTGGACGTTGTCTTTGATCGGCCCGTCGGTCCGTTTTCAACCTCACCGGCGGCGAACATCCGGAACCCGGACTTCTTGCCCGTTCCGATGATCTATCAGCCGTGGGCGGCTGAAAATATGCCCGAGAACACGTTGAGGTTCGTCTACCCGAACACGACCCCTCTCGGTGACTTCTACTTCATCACCACCTTCAACATCGTCGACGCTTCGAACAACGTCGGCGGGTTTGAAGTCAATCTTGCTCTTCAGCTCCGGTCTCCTCCTCCATACAACTCGAGCTCTCTTAGCCAGATGCAGTTCGTCGACGCCTATGTGTCGGAGATCGTTCCGAACGTGAACGCGGCCACGGTGCGCGTCTATTTCAGCGGCCCCGCCGCGTCGGTTGACGTCCTCAACCTTTCGCTCTGGAACATCACTCAGGGAGGACCGCACCCCAGGCCTGACACCATCAACTCGGTTCTCGTCCCCGACTGCGTCACCCTGACGGACGCCATCAACTTCCTGAACGCCGTCAGGACGACCTTCGCGGACCATGTGGTGGAAGCCCCCGTCCACGGAACAATTCAGCCGGACTTGCGTGCTTACCTGCTCTCCATCCCGCCAGCGATTGACTCCGTCACTGCCGGCATCGTCTACGACTATATCCTCAGTGTTTTCAAGGATCACGCTCTTGAGGACGTCGACCCTGGCAACCATCTATACCCCGAGCCGGACGGGATACCGGTGCTCCCCGTCGCGTACACTAACGCGCAGCTCATCTCATCCACGAACGGCCTCAAGCTCCTCTACAACCAGCACCTTGCCGCGGAGAGGAACTTGGCATGGTCGGGCGCGTATCCTGTCGAGATCGGGACTGTGACAGACCATGCCTCTACGGCCACGGCATTCCCGGTCATAAGCCAGCTGACGTACTTCGTCGACCTTCACGTCACCACGACCATTACCTCGCTGCCAATACGGGTGCGTGGGACAATCCGGAGTGAAGATCTCGCCAGTTTCACAGACCCTCTCTTCTTCTCTGGGGATATTTCCGCTCGCGCCGTCGGGGCTCCGGCCGTTCTCCTGTCCAAGGAGATCGTCATGGACCGAGAGGTCCGTGCTTCGTTCGACAAGGAGGTATTCGTCTCCGACTCTTCCTCGCTCTCCGTACGGACCCCGATAGGTCCTGTGGGCGTGCGGATGATCCCCACCAGCACGCTCCCGGACGCCGTCTGGCTTTTGAACAGCCTTGTCTTCAGCTACGCGAAGCACCTAGGTCCGGCTCCAGCCGGTGCGGTCCACGTCACCCCCGAGAGCCAGTTCTTCTCCTCTGCCTCGGACTACGCGACCACCACGGACCTTCCGACAACGCTGTACAAGGCGAACCTCCTGAAGTCGAAGTTCAACGGGCATGTGAGGAACGTTGCCGTCCATACAAATCTTGATGACAAGGTTCTCACTCCCGACGCGTTCGACTTCCCGTCCCTCATCATCCTTCTGGGCTCCCTTCGGGAAGCGTTCATCACGCACAACGGCTCTGGGGACTCAATGTCCTCTTCGGGCGTCGTCCCCCATTTCGCGGGCCACCATCTGGCCCCCGGGGAGGTCTTCCTCGTGGCGAAACTCTTTTCCACGATGGTCTTCGTCCTTGACGGTATGCTTGACGATGAAGTTCATCAGCTCCGTTTCCTTGCCTCGGACGTGAAATGGGATGTTCTCCGCTCACGCCAGGTTTCGAGCCCCGTCCCCGTCGACACGGAATTCCTGGGCTTCGCCGCCCACCCGGCCGTGGCCTCGGCCCTCCCGCGCCCCGGACTTGTCTTCCATGAGGACCGTGAGGGACGGCTCTTCTACAGCTTCGAGGCAGACTCCATCGAGGTTTATTTCTCGAAGAGAATGCATAAGACTGAGCTGAACGGAGGGACTGGCGGCACCGTTACCGTCTCCGGAGGATCTTTGGTCCTGAAGGGGGCCGACTGGATTGATGAAAGGACGGCCTCAGTCCGGGTTATGAACATGGAGAAGATCTCGTACACCCTCAGCGCTTCCGGCCTTATGGACCTTGTAGGGAACCCGCTGTGAGGTCATCTTGTCCATAAGCTTTACGGGCCTCGACTCCGTTCTCGATAGGACCATCTTCACTCACAAGGGTCCGATCGTCAAGAGCTCTCTGCCCCTGATCACGGGGGTAGGACTCACCATCCTATCTTCGAACACCGTGAGCATCCCGACGGGGACGTTCACCGAGTCGAACGTCGGACATACGCTGTTCATATCGGGATCCCCTGGCGGCGTCAACGACGGTCTGTTCCCCATATCCCAGGTCCTGTCCGCGTCGAGGCTGAAGCTTTCAGGCCGCGGTTTTGATGTGCTGAACTTTCAGGCCACGACGGCCCGGATCGTGGAGCTCGTGAACGACCTGAAGAGGACGTATGAGCTCCATAGGACGTGGAGCGGGGTTCACGGGACGAACGACACCTTCAACCCGGTCTCGTCAGCCTATGCCGTCGACTTCCCGTCCGCCGTCATCCTCATGAACGAGCTGCGGACTAAATTCGCCGCCCACCTCGACCTTATCGGCCCCCTTCCGCACGTTCACAAGGCTCAGGACGAGCAGGACAGGATCCTGCTTCCTGTGGCCCACGACATGGCCAGTGCCATCCTCCTGGTGAACGCCCTCAGACGGTCCTTTGAGGCCCACCGTCAGAACCTTGAGTTCCACCTTGTCTCCGACTCCTTCAACCGCGTGAACGTCAAGCACGTCCGTCCGGTTCTCGGCAGCGGTCCGACGACGGGTCCGTTCACCTGGACTGTATCCGATCCGAGGACAGGCCAGATCGCCGACGACCCATCGGACGTGACGGCGAAGGTGAACGGCATCCCCGTCTCCATAGACGCTGTGTTCGGGCTCCTCGGCGCCGTCGTCCTGACAAGCAAGCCCGCCGCCCTGGACAGTGTCTCGGTCAACTACGGGTTCATGCCGAACATCCCGGTTCAGCTTAAGCGCACGAACTCTTTCGAGTTCGGCCTGAACCAGTTCGGCAATGGGAACTTTGCAGGTCTTCCAGGGCACAGGTACCGGTCCAGGTCCTATCTGCCGGATCCGGACAGGTTCGACAAGACCGTGTCGTCGCCATTCCAGCCTAGGAGGGTTGGATGGAAGTATAAGGCCTTGGAGAGGGCGTACTCGGCGTGCTTGAACGATCCCACGACCCTCCTCCTAAACGTTCCGTCGAACAAGACGTTCTACCCAGTCCTGTCCGAGACCGTCAAGGAGGTGACCGTCCGCTACGACCCGACGACGCTTCCGCAGAACGCCGTCGACCCGTGGATCTTCGAGGGCGTCGGCAATCTCTCCCTGGCCCCTGGTGGTACGGAGCTGAAGATCGTCGATATCACTTCGGCAAGCGGCCCGAACAGCCGTCCCCCGTTCTTCACCCACGCCATTAGCTTCCAGTACGAGAGCATCACGTCAGCAGCCTTCAGGGCGAAGGTCGACGTGGATGAGACCTCTCACCTTCAGCTTGACGGCGCCAACACCGGCGTTGGGTTCGGGCTGTCGGACGGCGCGAAGGTCGCGCTTTTCGGGTTCGTCGTCACAAAGGCCACCAACCTTTCTTCCGCCATCGTCCTAGCGAACTCCCTCAAGTCGAAGTTCGGCGCCCACCTCGTCCTGACGGGAACGCACCGGCCGAACGATCCTGGAAGCGCCCTGGACGTGGTCGACGCAACCAGCCTCGGGTCGCTGATCATCCTCATCAACCGGATTAAAAAGTTTTACAACTCGCACCTGGCCAAGGGGCCTACCGTCGTCCACCTCGTCCTTGACGTCGTGAACACTGTGTCCACCCTTGACGCCGAGGATGAGGCTACGGCGACGGCCCTGGTGAACGAGCTTTACGACAAGTATAACGCTCACCTCATCCAGTACGGGGTTCACTACGTCAACGACGGGACCAACTTCATGGTCCCCGCCCGTCAGGTCGGGATTCTCACGGACCGCGGGTACCCGGAGTTTGACTCGAGCTGGAACTCCTACGCCATAGACTGGTCCCAATACGCCACGTACCGGATATCCCGTGTCCCCGGCGGGAAGGTCTCCCTTTTCCTGACCGGCTTTGTGGAGCCTATCGCCACGGTTGAGCACGCGGACCTGCCCCTTTCCTCGAACATGGACCTGCGCCTGGACCCGATGCAGCAGGTGTTCTTCGGCTCTGTCGGCTCTCAGCCCACATCCACGAGCCGGTGGTCTTTTGTCCGCGCGAACGTCACTCCCGTCGACGCCAACCAGATAGCGGACAACAAGAGCGTTGACTACTTCCCCGCCGTCGTTCCAGAGCTCGACCCTGTATCCCCGTGGATAACCATTGGGCAGGCAGGCTTTGATCGTGTTTCCAGCGGGGTTCTCATATCCGACTCGACGGCCAGCGCGGACGCGTCCGTCGTCGCAAACCTTGGGCTGACGACGGGCGCGTACAAGGGCTACCTCCGCCTCGAGCCCATCCTGGCAGCGTCAACCACGTGCGTCGTGGAGTTCCAGGCCAGCCTTGGTTTTTGGACTCACAGCCTCGACAACAAGGCGGCCGGCGTCTTCATCGATGACGGAATCTTCTCCACCCAGTTTGTCTTCCTGCAGGCGACCCCCACGCCGGCGACGGTCTCCGGAACGAGCCCCGAGCCGTACGGGATAGCCGCCAACGATCTGTTCATTCTGGCCTTCGGAAACGAGCTTCCCGTCACGATCCAGTTCCCGTCGCCGGTCACGACCGCGGCTGGGGCGGCAGCCGTCATCAACGGAGCGCTCGGGTTCAGCTTTGCCTCGACCACGACCTCCGTCAACACGAGCGGTCCGTCCACGGTCGTAAAGCTCACGGACTCCACGGTCGGAGCGGCGTCCAAGTTTCAACTCATCGGCGGGGACGCTCTGACCAAGCTCGGGATGAGCCCCGGCACATACTTTGGCCTAGACTCCAACCCGGAGCCGAAGATCGCCTGGTTCGGGGAGGACTTCCCTGACCACGACTTCCCGACATGGTCTCAGACCGGCGGACAGTTTTCGGAGCTCCTCAATCGGACTCTTCGGATCACGGACTCGTCCACTTCCGATTTCCGGACGTACGTCCTTTCCAACCCGCTGTTCACCGCACCTGTATTGTCCGCCAGCCAGGACTGGAAGTGCGACTTCCGGATGAAGGTTCTCTCCTTCGTCGCCGGAGATCCCGTCGCCACCGGGTCCAACCTGACGTTCTGCGGCGCCCTTGTGAATCTCGACGAGGGCCCTCAGGGGAAGAATGTCGAAGTACAGCTCTCACAGGACCAATTCGGGGACTCATTCTTGAACGTCCTTAGCTACGACGCCATGACCGGGAACCTCGACTCCATGGCGGAGTTCCCGTTCAACTGGAACGACGGCGACATTCACTCGTACGACGTCTACACATCCAAGCTTTCCGGACTCGTCCTTGTCCTGGCGGATAACGTTGTCCTCGGAACCTTCCTGTACTCCTCACTGAAGCCAGGGTTTAACGGACCGTCCGTCAGCTTTGGCTCTGGCGCAAACGCCGTCTCCAACGCCGACTTGTCCACGGCAAAGTCCTCCGTCGAGTGGAGCTCTGTGTCCGTGTTCCGCGACGGGAAGGTCTCGGACCCGCTTGCTGCCTCGCGCAGATATGTCGGGGTTTATGGCGGGGGAGATCCGAGCCTTCTCAGTTCATATTATGTCCACCAGGTTGACTGGACAGTCCCCCACAGCTATCGTCTGGTCCGGGACCCCGTCCACAGCGTGTCGGTCTTCCTGGACGGCGGGGACATTCCGGTCATATCCATCAACTACGACCCTCTCAAGCTCCCTTCTTCCTCCTCGAGCTTTCTCAACGGGGTGACCGAGGGCAGGCAGTGTATTGCCTTCGGAGGGTTCAACCCGTTCGAGCTGTCGCGGACCATATGGGCGTCCTTGAAGTACTCCCTTGGGAAGCTCACCCTCACTGACCTGGTGATCCCGCCACACCAGGTCCTCAACCAGGCGAACGTCGTCTCCTCTCCGGAGCACCTCCGTACGAAGATCTCGCACGTTCACCAGGGCTTCAACGTGTACTCGGGAGGGACTCCCATCGACGACTTCCTCGCGGACCATGGCCTAGGGGCGGCGACAGAGCTCAACGAGGGTCTGGCTCCCGTCCCCCTCACTCAGACGCTGGAGGTACGGGGCGGACTAGAGCAGACCATAACGCCGGTCGCCATCATTCCGACGTCCACCTTCGTGAACACGAAGGGCTTCCTTTCCGACTTCGAGGACGACACGGTGAACGGGGTCGACCATGGGCTCGCCGTCGTCGAGTCTTCGGCCATCCCCTTGTTCGTCACCCGCGTCAACGATCTTCGCGCCAAGTTCAACGCGCACATAGTCCAGCTTGGGATCCACTATGTGAACGACGTCGCGAACCAGGTATTGCTAGTCCCGTCGGTTGACCTTGCGACCGCCCTCACCCTGCTCAACGACGTTTGGGCCAAGTACCTAGCCCACCTTTTTGCTTTCCCGTCCCACGCTCACGTTGACGAGACGGACGCCGTCTTCTCAGGTCCGGCCATAGACTTTGTCACAGGAGTGGCCCTGGTCGAAGACATTGCCGCGAGCTTCGCCTCCATCCCAGGAAGCTTCAGGCACATTGAGTCCGCGGACTTTCACTTGGAGCCCGATGCTCGCGACGTTATAGCGCTCCCCGACGCTGTCACCTTTGAGCAGGCAGAGAGCGTTCTCGCCTCGTTCAAGGCGAAGTATAACGCCCACCGGTCCCAGCCTGGAGTTCACTCTCCTGACGACCCCATAAATATCATCACGGCCGCGGACCCGATCAACCTTGCTTCGGCCAACCTTTTCTTCACGGACGTTATCAACAAGTACGGCGGGCACCTGTCCTCTGGCGCGGTTTCAGGACACCACGTTGTCGACCCTGCCAATGTCTTCCCGGGAGTCGGCTTTCCGTCCCCTCCGTACGCGACGGAAGGTCAGGTGGTCACCGCGGCCAACCACCTGAAGTTCGTCTACAATGCTCACATAGTCCAGACCGGACTGCATTATGCGGACGACGCGTTCAACGCCGTAACCGCTCCGGACATTGATCCAGTGACGATCTGCATCATTGTCCTGAATCGTCTGAGGCTGGCGTATAACGCTCACATACCCGATCCTGTCTACCACACGCCTGACGTCATCAACCCCGTCCTTACTCTGGACGCCACTGATTTCTCATCCGCCATCGTGCTCGCGAACTCGATGAAGGCGAAGTTCAACCTTCACTTCACGTATGCATTTTCGCACCTTCTTCCGGACTTCCTGAGCCTGGTCGTTGAGTCCAACGCGTTCGACCTACGCAGTCTCATCGTCCTCACTCAAGCCTTGAAGGGCAGATACGACGCTCACAGGCAGAGGACCGGGGCGCACGGTCATGACGACCCGGACGCAATCGTCGCTCCGGTGGCGGTAGACCTGGTCTCAGCTATCGCCTTGCTCAACGCCACGAAGGCTCAATATGGTGTACACCATCTGGAGGTGGACCATCACAAAGAACCGGACTTTCTTCACGCCGTAACAGCGCCGGACGCCGTAGATCTGCTCACCGGAATTCAGCTTGCGGCGGACCTGAAGGGGGTTCTGAACGGACATGCCGTCAACTCCGTTCACATGGTCCAGGACTCGACTAACGTCATCGCCGGGACAGCCGTAGACCCGGCGTCCCTGGTAGTCCTCGCGAACGAAATTCGCGCCAAACTGCTCGCCCACTTCACGCAAGTGGAGGTCGGAGTCGTGTTCCTGCACGTTCACGGAAACTACGACCTGGCCCACTTTTCCACCGACCAGACGGCGGTGGGGGCCCTCGTCTCCGTCCTGGAGAAATTCAAGTCCAGCTTCAACGCCCATCGGGTTAACCAGGTTTCCTCTGCAAGCATCCACTCTGCGGACGACGTTTGGAACCCCCTTGTAAAGGACGCCACATATAACACCGCGTCTCCAGAGAGCTTTGAGCTCGTCTCCATAGTCGACTTCACGGACGACTGTGTCGGAAAGCATAACGCCCACCTCGTTCAGCCGGGAGTCCACCTCCCGTCCGACGTCGTGGACTCTGTGCCCTTGTTCTTGCACGGTCCGGCCGACGTGGAGTACGCCATCAACCAGACGAACACGCTGAAGCAGCAGTTCAACGCCCATATACGCGGGAATTCGTACCACCGGTCCAGGGACACGTTCAACTTCCTGACCTCGGGCTCCGCGCGCGACCCGTCCACCGAGGCGTTCAATATCCTCTCTCTCGTGAAGTCTGGGCATAACGCCCACGTCGTCCGGAAAAGATCTCACGTGGTGACGGATCCCGTTGACGTCGTGGACCTCCCCCTGACGACAGCGCTCGTGGACCTTATCGCGTTTGCGAACGCCCTCAAGTCCAGTTTCAACTCCCACATCGCCAAGCCCGGTGTCCATGTGAAGGACGACTACGTTGATAAGGTGGTCGCGTCGGACGCGGTCGACCTGGAGACTCTCGGCGCTCTGACGAACGACATCCTCGTCAAGTACAACGCGCACCTCGTTGAGCCTGGTATCCACGGGAGTTCTGTCTTCATCCGCCTTGACCCTCCGAACCGCGTTCTTTACAACTCCCTGAAGGCCTTCAAGAACGTGTCTGGTGTGGAAGGCCATATGCAGTCGTTCTCGGACGACGACACTCTCCATATGGGCACTCTCCGCCAGGATAGGCCGCACAGCCTGAGCTATGAAGGAGGCACTGCCCCCGAGCGCGTCACGTTCGTCTCGTTCGAGGTGGAGCCTTACCACCTCGCCAACGGGGACGTTCTGACAGTCAAGCTGGACGACGGTCCGAACGACTCGTACGAGATGCAGGCCACGGACATTTACGCGTCAGACGTCGCGGAGAGGCTGAACATCGAGTCCTGCAGGCTCATCCTGAACGAAATTCGCGAGGCGTACAACACCCACCTGACGGAGCCTGGTGTTCACTCCATCGACGACACGTTCAACGCGGAGCCACTCCCTCCCGCCCTGGACCTACCGACCTGCATCGCGCTCGCGAACCATCTTCGATACTACTACAATAAACACCGGGTCGAACCAAGCATCCACAACTTCATTGACACGACGAACACCGTCGGGGCCGGATATGCCTTCAACCTTGGCCAGCTCATCGACCTGACGGCGTCCCTCCGTACGGCCTTTGAAGACCATAAGATCCTGCAGTACTTGCACGCAGTGGACGACATGGTGAACGTCATCGTGCGTACGGGCGGCGGGTTTGCCAAGGACAACGGAGATGGGCGCGTCCGCCTTTACAGCCCGACGCCTGGCTTCCGCTCATCGCTCATCGTCGGCGGGAGCGCGAGCGTAAAGCTCGGACTCGACGTCCCCCAATTCTCCCCGTGGATCATTAAGTCGACGGACGCGACGGACGTTCAGGTGCTTCCGGTTCTCGGGACGCCCGACTACCTGAACTATGGGACTGTGCCCGCCACGAAGGGGTCGGCGACGACGTACAAGTCCATTACGGGCCTGACTGATCCCGTCTCGTTCGACATCGACGTCACCGTCTCCGTGCGGATTCACAACGCGTACATAGACGACAAGGGGGACTCGAACGTCTACGTTGGCATGAACGGCGTGGCTGGTCCCGGATTCTCCGTCGCCATCGGGTTCGAGGTCGACGTGGTGTCCGGCGGATGCTACGTCAAACTCCAGGACCTGAAGGCGAACCGGAATGTGTTCAAGCGCCTCTTCAACTGGAACGACGGGCAGTTCCATACGTACCGGGTTCTCCGGGACGCGGAGACCAACTCGATGAACCTTATGGTCGTAGAGTAGCGGATGCCCCAGAAGTTCGGAAACCGCGGTTTCGGCGCAGCCTTCGGGTCCGAGCACCTTGGCGGCGGCCTCGTCTACGTCATCTCGTCGCCGGACGAGGATAAAGCGATATACCCGAGCTCGAACGGCGGATTTCTCGACATTATCGTCGGAGTCCAGGGGTCTATGGTGGACCTCGCGACGGTGAAGATCTTCATCAATACCTTCGTCGTGTTCGACGGCTCCGTCCCTGGATATACGGTGAGATACGCCTCGCTCTCGAGCTTCACCTACCGTTCTGACCACAACGGCTACCTTTTCCACATCAAGGAGGATCCCCGCTTTGGCCTCATCAATCAGGACGTGACGGTCCAGGCTTCGGCGGTCGACGGCGAGACCATCGACATGACGTACAGGATATTCCTGTACCCGCAGTTCCACGGCGTATACCCTCCTGTCCCGAAGAACGTCTCGCTCGGCAACGTTCACATCAGCAGGTTTTCCGGGCGCGACGAGTCCCAGCTTCTCGACGGCGTGCACGGGACGCGCGGCAAGGTGTACTTCTCTCCGTCTCTGAAGCAAGCCTCCGCGGGCGCGGACGTGGACTTCGACAAGGTCGAGCTCGTCACCGACGCCCAAGACCGCTATGACGTAAAGACCGGCTTCAACGCCCGCCCGTTGACGCTCGGCCCGTGGAAGGTCGTCCCCGACGTCCGAGCATGGCCACCACACTTCACCATAGGTCACATTCCCCGGCTGAACCACACGGACTTCCGCCTTGCCCGCACTAAGAATGCTCAGGTGGTCGGAACACTGACTCAGACCATAGGCCCGCCGCAAGTGACGAAGATTCTCTACTGACCAGAGACGGTCGTTCCTGGCGGGTTCGGCATTTGATGGGCGGCGCCCGGTAGGGTCCCGATGCCGAGGAGATGGTAATGATGAAGGAGTTCCTTAAGAAGGTTCGTGCGTCGTTCTCTTTCGGCCTGCAGAGCTCGGAGCGCGTTGCCGGCCCTCGCGGAGAGGTCTTCTGGACCATGCGGGACGTCCGGGACGGTTCTGAGGAGAAAGGTCACCTCAAGAACGTCGTGACCCTGGACGCGAGCGTTCTTCTTGCCCGCCTTGCCAAAGGGACGGGCACGCCGACGGTCCACGTGACGGAGCCGAACTTCGGCATATACGCCCTCGCCGTCGGCACGGGGGATCCCAACTGGGACCCCCTCAGCCCTCCGCCTGCCACGGTGACCCAGCGCGGTCTCTGGAACGAGCTCGGAAGGAAGACCATCCAGTCGACTGCCTTCATCGACGGGGACGGCGTAGTCTCCGGGGTCCCGACGAGCACGGTGGACTTCATCACCCAGTTCTCGGAGTCCGAGGCCGTCGGGCCCCTGACCGAGATGGGCCTCCTCGGCGGCGACATCTC